GTCATCCCGTGGTCTTGCCGTCCTGTTCTACCGCTCGATGCGCCACCTCGAATACCAGGTGTCGCAGACCCGCTCGCAAGCGATCGGCGAAGGCCTGACCGCTGCCGAGGCAGACTCCGTGGTCGAGCCGTCTGCTCGCTTCATCCGCGAGATGCTCAAGGAAATCGGCAACCGCAAGGACATCGAGCGCATCTACGAGACAGAGCGCAGCCGCGACGAGAAGTCCCGCCGTGAGTCCGACATGACCGACGAGCAGTTCCTGCGTCGCTTCGGCGTTCCCGAAGAGAAGGCCAGGGCAATGCCGCAGGTTCAGTCGGCGCTCCTCAATGCCATCCAGGAAGACCTGGACGCCCCGCGTGCTGCTGCCTACCGCCTGGTCGGCGACCTCAAGTCCGGCCGCATCAAGGATGCTGACGCCCTGAAGTTTGCCCAGCAGGCGATGCAGGCTAAGGAGTTCACGTTCGGCGACCTGGTGGAAGCCATGCGTGCCAGCGGCTACGACATCCCCCGCAAGATGCTGGACCTGAGCGGCCAGATCGCCCTCCAGTCCCGCATGGTCGAGTACGTCCAGGCCAACGGCGATCAGCATGTGTACCGTGAGGCATGGCTGCGTTCCATGCACAAGGTTCTGCGCTCAGCCCCGGACACCATCAACAACTTCACCGCCGCAGAGCGCACCGCCTACGAGCTGTGGAACGAGCGTCGCCAAGCGCTGGCAACCCGCCGCACCGTTGACGACGTGATGCGTGGTGCCGATGACGTGCAGACCGCGTTCCCGAACCTGCTGTTCGTGAACTATTCGCTGTCGCAGATGCGCAACCCGGGCAGCATCCCGGAGCGTGAGCTTGCGGCCCTTCGCGCAATGGTTGGCGACCTGGAGACCGCATGGTTCCAGGACGTCGCCTTTGCCCTGAAGACCCGCCCCGACCTGCGTGAGCGCATCGTCGGCGAAGACGGTCCGATTGCCCCGACCGAGGTCGAGCAGTTCCGTCAGTGGATCGAGCGCCACGAGAAGGCTGTGCTCAAGGATGCCGAGGTCAACGCCAAGGCGCCTTACCTGCAACAGCTCATTGGCATGGACGCCCTGCCGGAAGACCTGTTCGAGAAGTTCCGCGCCCGCGTGCTGGCCGCTCAGGCTGACGAGCTGCCGATCATCATGGCCAACGCCCAGAAGCTCAACGACGCAATCGGCGAGCGTGCGATGACCCCCGAGCAGATCGAGCTGATCGTCGGCGACTTCGTCGAGTCTGTGATGCAGGAGGAAATGATCGGTGGCCAGACCATCGAGCAGTACTTCGGCGTCAAGGAATACGGTCAGGCAAACGATGCCCGTGAAGAGAGCGTCTCCGACCTGGCCAACTCTGACGAAGGCTTCGACTTCAACAGCGACTACGGCCAGACCGAAGAGGGTGACCCTGACGAGCTGCGCTTCAAGCGTGCGGCAAAGCCGTTCTTCAATGGTGTCGTTACGTCTGCCAAGGTGCAGGCTGCTGTCGCTCGCATCCTGAGCACATTCCAGAACGCTCCGAACGTGGCGGTGCTGCGCAACATCATGCAGCTCCCCGACGATGTTCGCGCTCGTGTGGTCAAGCAGCTCGATGCTGGCATGGGCGCCAAGGGTTTGTTCGATCCCAAGACTGGCACGGTCTACATGTTCAGCGACATGCTGGCGTCAGACGCTGACGTTGAGTTCACGCTGTTCCACGAGGTCTATGGCCACCTGGGTCTGCGTGCTCTGCTGGGCCCCAAGCTCGACAGCTTCCTGGAGAACATGTACCGCACCTACCCTGGCGTGCGTAACGCCGCTGATGCTCTGATCGCAGAGGGCACGCCAAAGCTGGAGGCCATTGAGGAAGTGCTGGCCGACATGGCTGGCGACAACAAGGCTGTTGGTGCGTTCAAGCAATTCATCGGCAAGGTGATTGCTGGCCTGCGCGAGATTGGCCTTGGCCGTGTCGCCGACTGGCTGGGCAACCTGACCAACGCTGAGCTGGCGTTCCACCTGGCAGCAGCACGCAACGCAGCCCGCAACGGTGGCGTCCCCTCCTTCATGGGCGAGGACCAGGGCGTTCGCTTCTCCCAGGTCGAGCGCGTCTACGAGATGTTCGCCCAGAAGGAAGGCGTCACCAAGGCGTACGCCCGCTTCAACCCGATCACCCAGAGCTGGATTCTGTTCCGTGCGATGGGCGCCGACATCCGCGACAAGGAAGGCTACGTCACTTCCAACCACGACGACTACGAGTCCGTGCTGAGCGTGATGCAGAAGTTCGGCAAGGTGCAGCGCCGCAAGCGCTCTGGCCTGTTCATCGACGAAAAGATTCCGCAGGACATGGTCAAGCTCACCGAGATGACCAACCTGACCGGCATGAAGCGTTGGATGCGTGACCAGATCACCCGCTTCCAGAACGAATACCGTCCGGTGTTTGACCTGGTCGAGTCGCTCCGCGCAAAGGGCCGCATCACCGAAGACATGGACGTACGCACAGCGCTGGAACTCTACGAGCGCCGCACTGGTGCCGTGGTCGAGAGCTTCCGCGAGAACTTTGTGCAGCCGATCATGAAGTGGGTCGAGGATGCCAAGGCCAAGGGCGCTCACTACGACGACATCAACCGCTTCCTGCTGGCTCGCCACGCAGAAGAGCGCAACCGTCAGATCGCCAGCATCAACAAGGACATGCCTGACGGCGGTTCCGGCATGAAGACCGAGGTTGCCCGCGACTACCTCAGTACCATCAAGGGCGCAAAGTTCTACAACGAGCTGATGGAGATCGGTCGCCTGACGGACAAGATGTCCGAGGCCAAGATCAACTATCAGGTCCGCATGGGCATGATCAGCTCCAAGAACTACACCACCCCGGACGGCAAGACAGTGCTGGGCGCCGCCGAGCTGATGAAGCGCTACAAGCACTACGTCAACCTGTCTGGCGTGAGCCCTGAGCTGGATCAGTTCGATGACCCGGCCAAGCTGGTCGGCACAAAGTTCAACGTCAAGGGCATCGAGAAGCGCTCGATGGGTCGCAGCACCGAAGCGACCGACATCCTGGCTCGCACCATCCTTGGCATGGAAGCGGCGCTGATCCGTGGTCAGAAGAACCTGGTTGCCCAGAAGGTCATCGCTCTTTTCGAGAACAACTACGACCCGAACTACGCCGTGATCAACGAGGTCGAGTTCAAGCGTGTCATCGACGAGACCGGCCAGGTGGTCGAGCGCGAGAACGACCAGTACATGAACGACAAGAGCGTGATGGTTGCCAAGATCAACGGCATCCCCGTCACGATCAAGTTCAAGGACACCAGCGCTGGCTCGTTTGCCGAAGCCATCCACGGCATGGTCTACCCGCCAGAAGCCAACGCTTTCATGGAGGCGATCGGCCGCTTCAACCGCACGGTCGGCCAGATGCTCACGACCTACAACCCGGCGTGGGCACCGGTCAACTTCTTGCGCGATGCCCAGACCCTGTTCTTCAACGCCGCCTCGGACAACCGCATCTCCAAGGCCCAGGCCGCACGGATGATGACGCTGCTGCCCAAGGCCGTGAAGGTCGCCTACTTCATGGCGTCCAACCGCGGCTCCAAGATCAGCGTCGATCCGGACCTGATGGCGGCGTACAAGGAGATGAAGGCCGAAGGTGGCCTGACCACGTTCCTCAACCGCAAGGGTCTGGAAGAACAGGTCCAGGACATCCACGAGCTGCTGGGCGAGACCTCCAAGTTCCAGCACGCCAAGGACAAGTTCGGCAAGGTGCTCACCGCCATCGAGCACTTCACGACCCCGATGGAAATTGCTCCTCGCCTGGTGGCCTACATGGTCGCCAAGGAAGGCGGCATGTCCCGCAACGAGGCCGCGAAGTTCGCTGGCGAGATCACCGTCAACTTCAACATGCGCGGCTCCGTCAAGGCTGTGCGCCAGCTCTACCTGTTCTTCAACCCGGCCCTGCAAGGCACGGCCAAGCTCGGCTCCCTGTTCTTCAAGATCAACCCGGACTACACCATCAGCTTCAACGGCAAGAAGGCCAGCTACTACGCTGCCGCGATGGTTGGTTTCGGCGCGATGATGAACCTGGTGGCCCGTGCGATGGGTGATGACGACGAGGCTGGCCGCAACGACCTGGACAAGCTGCCGGTCTACAAGCGTGCGACGTCCGCCGTGATCATGCCCAACGTCCCAGGCATGGCCATCCCGATCCCCTACGGCTGGAACGCGTTCTACGCCCTGGGTCACTTCGGCGTGGACACCCTGCTGGGCGTGCAGCCGATCAGCGAGACCGCCAAGCGTGTCGCCACCACCGCCGTCGAGGCCTTCTCCCCGATGGGAACCTCTGGCCTGGACAGCAAGTCCATCGCTGGCACGGTGCTCAAGGGTGTGTCGCCCACGGCCACGCTGCCGATCGTGGAATGGGTGATGAACGAGAACCGCTACGGCGCTCCGATCTACCGTGACGACAGCCTGTTCGGCGGGGCCAAGATTCCCAACAGCGAGTCGGCGTTCCGCTCCGTGTCCCCGATCAGCCAGAGCATTGCCCGCTCACTGAACGAGGTGACCGGTGGCAACAAGGCACGCTCCGGCCTGGTGGACATCAACCCTGCGGCGATCGACTTCCTGATTGGCTCGTACCTGCCTGGCGTGGTCAACGAGACCTACAAGGGTGCCTCGACCGGGGTGCGCGTGGCTCGTGGCGAAGAGATCAAGAACACGCCCCTGCCCCTGATCGGCCGCTTCACGGCGACCGTGCCGGACTCCTACGACGCCGGGTCATTCCGCCGCGTCAAGGAGCTGGCCGACACCGTGTACGCCGAATACAAGCAGTACCCGGACCGCCGCTCGGAAATCCTGGCCGAGTACCCTGGCCTGATGCGCACCCATGCCGTGGTCTCCGGCGCCACCCAGGAGCTGCGTGAAGCCCGCGCAAGCCTGCGCAACTACGAGGCCAAGCCTTGGGCTGATCCGGACGAGGTGGTGCGCCGCAAGAACCGGCTGATGGAGCACGAGAAGCGCATCTACGCCCGGGTTGCCAAGGCGGCTATGGCCTCCGGCGAGGACTTCCGCGACGCAGCCATGGCGAGCGACTGATGTGAGGATCGAGACGACGCTGCAACCGAGGGAGGTGGTGCTCTATGCCCCGCCTCCCCACACCCCCTCCAACCGGGAGGTGGAGTCCAAGGAGCGTCGTCTGACGATCATCCCGCCAGCGGTCTACGTGGAGTACGACAAGCGTGGTCAAACCCAAGAGCACCGGTACGGCGGGCGCTCCTGGGTGTGCTGACTGTGCTCTTTTTGTGTCCTTGCGGTACGTAGTATTGCGTACATGGACGGCGGTCTGCGAACGGTAAGTGGTTGATTCCACTACACAACGCTACGTACCTGCTCAATGGTCCCACCAGCGGATTGAGACTTTTAATCCGTTGGTCGCAGGTTCAAGTCCTGCACGACCCACCAACAATATCAAGGACTTACCGGTAAGCAAGTCCTTGGCTTCTCAGGCAGTGTGCCTTTTTTGTGCCCCACGGTCGAAAGCCCCGTCGAGCACAGAGGCCACGGTGGTCAGGTGGCTCACATCCAGGTGGGCATACCGCTGCACCATGATGCGTGACTCCCAACCGCCAAGCTCTTGCAGGTCGTCCAGACCTACGCCAGCTTGCCGCATCAGACTGGCCCATGTGTGCCGCAGATCATGCCAGCGCACATCGTCCAGCCCCGCCTGCTCCAGCGCCCTCTTCCACATCTTCGAGGGCACCGCCTTCACCCGCAGCCCGTCCGGCTTGCAGAACACGTAGGTGTCGTGCTTGCCGAGCTGGCGGCGGATCACCCCAACGGCAGTCTCATTGAGCGGGCAAGAGAACGGCAGACCGTTCTTCATGACCTGCTCCGGGAACGTCGCAACCCGCTTGGCTAAGTTAACGTCGTCCCAGCGCAGCCCCAGCACGTTCGCCTGACGCAGCCCCGTGGACACGGCAAACATCGCCGCCGACGCATAGGGCTCCGGCAGAGCCTCGACCAGGCGGAGAACCTCGTGCGGCTGAAGAAACCTGCGCCGCTGGACCTCCCCGGGCAAAAGCCTGAACTTCGGGGCCGACTCGATCCACTGCCATTCACGGTACGCCGTGAGCACAACCGCCCGCAGGAAGGCCAGCTTGCGGTTGACCGTGGCTGGCTTGACCTTGGAGGCCTCCCCGTCACGGATTTCCTTCACCAGATCAGGCGTGACTTCGTCGAGCCATTGGACCTTGAGCTTGGACTTCCACCAGTCGGCGAACCTCCAATCTTCCCTGGCCGTGCGCTTGTGTTTGCGTTCTTCCAGGAAGCGATCGAAGGCCTCTTCGAGGGTGCGCCGGGGCTTCTGACCCAGCATTCCCGTGCGCCAGAGCTTGGCGCGGAGGTCGTCGTGAAACTCTTTGGCTTGCTGCTCGTCTTCAGTCTTGCAGGAGCCGCGGTACTTGTTGCCCCTGATGCTGATCGAATACCACCACACATTGCCGCGACGGTGAATGGACATGTCCTTTCCTATCCCGCCGCAGACCGCGGGATGAAGGTAGCACGAACAACGGATTTTTGTGGCGCAGATGGGTGGGGTACTCGCGTCCGTCCCGTCGTGTGGAGGGGTGGCCACTTGGCTCCTAGTTACGACGGAGCCCCCTCGCTTGACGGGTGCATGCTACGGACGCTTTCCCCCGTGACTCATTGTACGAGCCCGGCCTCGAAGCGTTTTTGCTGGAGCAGGTAGCCCTCCAGCTCCCACACCTTTTCGAGGGCGTTGTCCCAGGCCACCTTCTCGCCGATGGCCCTGTTGAAGTTGGCGGGCGACACGCATGAGCTGGTCGCCACCACGGTGAAGCCGTTCTTCATGGTGAGCTGGCAGACGGTGGTCTTGCCGTCGTCGAGCGTGATGTAGTTCGCACGAAGCACGGCGTCCAAGATGTCGCCCATCTCCAGCTTGGCCTTGATGGTCTCTTCGAGCTTCATCACAGCACCATCCAGTCTTCGGCCAGGACATCGGTCTGGCTGGCCACCCACGGAACGATCTCGTCATCGACCGTCTTCATCTCGATGTAGATGCGATGGCCGGGCGGCAGCACCGACTTGCTCACCATGCGCAGCCACATGCCCTTGCCGTTCCAGCCTGCACGCGCAACCTTCTCGCCTTGCTTGAGCGCCTCGACGGCCAAGCCAAACGTCAGGCCGAAGGTCGGGCGGTACGCACGCTCGAACACGTCACGCGGCGACCACGAGATGTAGCCGGTGTGCTGCGGGTGATTGCTCTTGCCGCCGTCCAGGTACTCCACAAGGTAGCCCTCGTCGTCCGGGTTCTCGTCGGCCGGGACTTCCCAGCCACGGTAGACGTTGTATTCCCTGCGGTTCATGAGCGTGGCCTGCACGGCCTTCACGCCAAGATAGGTTTCCATCATGTTCTTTCCTTTCATTGGATCGACTGAAGCGCAGTCATCAGCTCCGTTACCGTCGATCCGGATTTCTTCAAGACCTTCATAGCCCTCTCGCGCTGGCGCATCCAGTCACGGGTCACCTGGATGCTCCCGTTACGTACGCGCTCAGGCACCTTGTCGATCTGCTCTTGCAGACGCTGGCGGTAAATCTCCCGCGTGTTCTTGTCTTCCATGTCAGCACCCGTATCCAATGCAGAACAGGAACTTCGCCGAACGTGCGACCAGGCCAATGCCAATGAAGATCGCAGCCCAAGCGGCAACACAGAACACAAGCGCCCCGAGCAGGCCCCAATTGATTTCTCGGATCACTTGATCATCCTTTCCAGTTCAAAGAGCTTGCGCCGACCACCGACCACGGCCTCGGAGAACTTGGCCTGCTCCCTTGCGGCAACATCACCAAGCTCACCTCGCCACTGCTGGTAGAGCGCCATGCGCCGGGACGGAGACGACATCGAGGTCGCCTCACGAACCCGAGCAACCATGCGCATGCGGGCCTCCCGCAGCTCCTGCGCCCAGCGCTGCTCTTGCTCCAGCGAGAAGCTCACACGAACCTCGAAAGGTCCGGCGCAGTCCAGCCTTCGGGCTTGCCGATCTTCCCGCCCGGGAGGATCACGGGCTTGCCGTCAACCAGCTTGGCCTCGTTGCTTGTGAGCACCGCATCGTCGGCGCCTTCCTTGTCCATGCTGGCCAAGAAGGCGACACCGTTGCCGGTTACCTCGGTATCGCAGAGAGCATCAAGAGCCTGCTCGCGCATCTCGACCGGGATGGTGGCGAGCACCCGCCCGGACTTGATGCCCTTGGCGATGTACGCCAGCTCGTCGGTGAGGACCGACAGGCTGGACGCATCGTCAGCAGAGTCCAGATCGAGGCAGTTCAGGAACTCGATGAACTCTTCGAGGTGGCAACCAATCTGCGTGGACAGATTGGCAAGGCTCGGCTCTTTCCCACAGGCTTGCAGCCAGACGGCTGTCCGCTGGAAGTTGCTGTGCGCCATCAGTCCGTGCCCCCGACGTCGGTTGCGGCAGCGCCAGCACCACCGGCATGCGCCTGCTGGGCGGCGACTTGCTGCTCGGCCTGGCCCTTCACCTTGAACCACACGTCAGCGACGCTCTCGAAGGGAAGCTTGCCCAGGGCTTGCAGGATGGTTTGTGTTTCTTGGACGCTCAGCGTCAGGTTCAGATCGTTCATTTCAGTTGTCCTTCAATTTCCAAATGGTCTTCGGCGACCCGTGACAGGTCGCGCTCTTTTGCTTGCTGTAGCCAACGGCGTAGATGTGGCCGTCTCTTGCCACCTTCCTCGCCACGTAGCCCCATGCACGGTTGTCTGGTGGTGCGTTGAAGCCAAGCTTCACTGCCCAGACGCGGACGTCTTCGGTCATGAATCCGTCCGGGTGTTGGATGGCGTAGAGGACGAACAGCTCTTCAGCGAAGTCCGCCCAGCCCATCGACTCGCGCTCAGCGTGTGAGGCGGCGACCATCATTCCGGCCTCCGCTCCCAGCTCGCCAAGCTCGATGTCCAGCACGGGGATGTCCGGCGCGTTCACACCAACCCCCGTTCCTTGAGCACGGCCATGCCGCAGTAGACGATTGCCCCGAGCACCTCGGTCTCGAACGCATCGCCAGCGCGTGTAGACGCTGCCTCTTCCAGTTTCTTTGCAGCCTGCCCGGTCAGGAATCCACGACCGTGCAGCTTGGCGTAGTGAACCCACGGCTGCTCTGTGAACGGAGTGACGGCGCCACCGTGCCGCTCGCCCTTGCCGTACATGGCCTGCTGGATAGCGGCCACCACGACAGGGAAGAGCGGGTGGTTGATGACGTCTGCTGGTACTGCGTCAAGCGGCTGCTGGGACATCTGCTGCTCCGTACTGGCTGCGCAGGAAATCGTCCAGGTCTTCCTTGCGGAAGCGCCACTGGCGACCAACCTTGCCCGAAGGGATTCGCTTCTCACGCGCCAGCTTGCGCAGCGAGAAGACGCTTACCCCGAGGTATTCGGCCGCTTCAAAAATCGACATCATCTTCATTTTTTTCCTCTTCTTTTCGGCTGGCTTTGATCGCCTGAAACTGCGCGCAGAAAGGCGCCACCTCGCAGTACTCTTCGCACCGGCGGTTGCTTCCAGGCCTTGTTACTACGTGATGCCCCGGGGGGATTTCACCCAGGTCTGAGAGGATGGGGACCACGCGTTTTGCGCGCTTGCCGCCGTCCTTCATCAGTGCGTACGTCGTGCCGGTGTACCAACGCTCCTCTTCGGTGCAGTCGATAGCCTCCCCTGCGTCGGAACGCTGATGTAAATCAACACGTTCCGAGACGTACTTCTCGCAGTCTGTTAAACCCCAAACAGGGATGTCAATTACCTTGATTGCCTGTGCGGGATAGTTGTCGTTTCGTTTTGACTCTGCCCGCTTCCAGTCACGGAAGATCGCAACGACCTGCAAGCGATCAACTTGGTAGCCGTTCTTGATGGCGAGGTAGCGCAGCACGTTGAGCTGGCGCTCCCACGAAACGTCGCCGTCTGCCTTGTAGACAGAGCAGACTTTCCAGTCTTGCAGCACACCGTCAGCTAAGTGCAAGCGGTCGAACTGGCCACTAAGCTTCCAGCCGTTGACGTCTGCATAAAGTCGCTGCTCGACAAGGGCGCTTGTTTCAGCGCGTTCGAGCACCGCATGAACGGCCTGGCCCATCAGGGACCAGACGCGTTCCGAAACATCCTCTACGACAGACTCCTTGTGGGCCCGATACAACGTGCGTCGCTTAGGCGCATCAATGAGCTTAGTCGCAGAGATGTCTCCGCCACCCGTGTACGGATCGTTCAGGACTGCGTTGACGAACGCATCCGGAAGACCGTGGACGTTGGTGTAGTTGGACATTGACCAGTATTCCTACGGATCAGAACGGGATGTCCTGTTCGCCCATGCCTTGGTTGCCGCCGCTGTACTGCTGGCGCTGGCCACCGCCGTTGCCGCCGTTGCGGCCTGCGAACTTGGGATCGGGCAGCTTGAGCACACCGGCCTCGAAGGGGTTGCCGCTCTTGCTGACCTTGTTCCAGATGGCGACCTCGTACTTGGTGCCGTCAGGGAAAGTCACGGTGCCGGTCTTGGCCGGAGCCTTGGCGCTGGTGGCGCGTGTGTTCTCGAACAGAATGATTTCGATCTGGTTGTTGTAGGTGGCGGACATTGATTACTCCTGTGTTGCCGGGGTTTCTTTTGCTTGCAGACGAGCGACGACTTCCTGAACCTTGGTCACAGGCAGTTCGCTCAGCGATGCGATCTTGTAGGCGGCGCAGATCGTGGCCGTGTCAACAGCCTTGGTCAGCGCCAGCTTCTCGATCGTGGAAACGTCAAGGGCTGATGCCTTGGCGGTAGAGGGTGCCGCTTGTGCGGCAGCACGACGGGCCGGTGGCGCAGCCGTAGCGGCGTTGCCATCGTCGTCCTCGGGGGCGATGCCGCATGCAGCCATCAGGCTGTAGCGACGCGCATAGGTGAGCGCCGAGCCGTAGCCCTGAGCGTCATGCTTGGACGCAGGGACGTGCAGCTTGCCAGCGCTGTAGGTCTCGCCGCTCTCGTGGATGAACACGGTCTCCACGATCACGCCGCTGTCGCATTCGCTGGTCTGCTGGATCAGCGCGATGCCGTTGTCGTTGAGCGCGTCGATGACGGCTTCAACGCATGTAGCCAGGTCGGCGTACTTGCTGCGGAAATGAGGGTTGGCGCTCTGCTTGAGCGCGGGGCCGAACGCTTTTTGCGCCCGAACCAACGCGGCTGAAATTTCCTTCATAGGTTCTCCGTGGTTGGGTTCACAATACCGCCGCGATAGCTTGTGTCTATTTGACTTTCGCGGTTCGTTGTGAAGCGGATTGTAGTGGCGAGAGCATCGGTGTGTCGTACGTAGTTCCACGCATGGAAGATGCAAAAGTGCGACAGATAATGCATCTCATTGTTTCGTCTAGCTTTTTTGGAAGTTACGCCGAGGACTTAAGTAGCTCTTAAGTTCAAAGCGCAGCGTAACAAAACAGTAGGCGGTACGCAGAGGCGCAGCGAGACACACACCTATCTAATAGATGTTCTCTATTGCTGCATACAGCAACACACCTGTCCACGGAGACCAATGAAAACTTTTCAAGATTTCGGAATTGACCTGAAGGGAAGGTCTGGGGAAGAGGTCAAGACGACCTGCCCTCAGTGCTCCCACACCCGCAAGAAATCGAACTACCCCTGCCTGAACGTCAACACGCAGAAGGGCATCTGGCACTGCCATCACTGCGGCTGGTCGGGTGGCCTGGGCAGCGGGGTCATCAACCGCTCTGCCCCTCCCTCACGGCGCGTCTACCCCAAGCCCGAGTTCCGCCCGGCTGGCCTGAGCGAAAAGGCTCACGACTGGTTCAGCCAGCGAGGCATCACCACCGAGGTACTGGTGCGCAACCGCATCAGCATGGAACGCGTGTGGATGCCGCAGATCGAAGACGAGGTCACGGCAATCGCCTACCCCTATTACAAGGGCGGCGAGGTCGTGAACATCAAGTACCGGGACGGGAAGAAGAACTTCCGTCAGGTCGCTGGCGCGGAAAAGATTCTCTACAAGTACGACGACATCAGCGACGAGCGCACCATCATCTGCGAGGGAGAGATGGATGCCCTGTCACTGGAGGTCGCTGGCTTCCAGCACACCATCTCTGTGCCTGACGGCGCACCCGAGGAGCGGGCAAAGAACTTCGAGAAGAAGTTTGAATTCCTCGATGACGAGCGGCTCGATCAGGTCAAGCAATGGGTGCTGGCCGTGGACTCCGACGAGCCAGGCCGCAAGCTCGAAGACGAGCTGGCCCGCCGCCTTGGTCGGGAGAAATGCCTGCGGGTCATCTGGCCTGCCGACTGCAAGGACGCCAACGAGGTACTGGTCAAGCACGGCGCGCAGACCCTGCGTGACTGCATCGAGGATGCCAAGCCCTTCCCTGTCGAGGGCGTGTTCTCGATTGAAGACATCGCCGACGACATTGACTACATGCTGGAGTTCGGCATGGTCCAAGGCGAGCCGACCGGTTGGGATTCGGTCAACGGCCTGTACAAGCCAGCGCCCGGTCAGTGGACCCTGGTCACTGGCATCCCGTCGATGGGCAAGTCCGAATGGCTGGACGCTCTGGCGGTCAACATCGCAGAGAACGCTGGCTGGTCCTTCGGCGTCTGCTCCCCAGAGAACCAGCCGATCTCTTGGCATGCGGCCAAGCTGATCGAGAAGCGCATGGGCTCACGCCTTGTTGCCGGTCAGGTGGACAGGGCTCGCTTTGCCGAGGCCAAGGAATGGATGAACGAACACTTCCATTTCATCATGCCCGAGGAGCCAAGCCTTGATGCCGTGCTGGCCAAGGCCAAGGTGCTGATCCGCCGCCAAGGCATGAAGGGTCTGATCATCGACCCGTACAACGAGCTGGATCACACCAAGCGCAAGGACGGGGTGAGCGAGACCGAATACGTGTCGCTCTTCCTGACCCAGATGCGCAAGTTCGCCCGTGACAACCAGATTCACATCTGGCTGGTGGCGCACCCATCGAAGCTGATGAAGGACAAGGACGGAACCTATCCCGTCCCTGATGGCTACGCCGTCTCTGGCTCGGCGCACTTCTACAACAAGGCCGACAACATCATCGCCGTCCACCGGGACACATCCAACCCCCGTGCGGCAACCGAGGTTCATGTCCAGAAGGTGCGCAGCCGCTGGCTTGGAAAGCGTGGCACGGCGTACCTGCAATGGCAGTCACAGTCCGGCCGATTCACGGAGTTCAACGGGGCGTATTCGCCGCCGACAGGAGAAGGGAATGATGCGTGACGTACCGCAACAGGAAGCTGCTCGATCTGGCTAAGGGTCAGCGGTGTGTGATGTGTGGCGCTGACGACGGAACAGTTGTCTCGGCGCACAGCAACCTTGGTGAGCACGGCAAAGGCTTTGCCATCAAGGCTGACGACTGCATGGTGGCGTGGCTCTGCTATCGCTGCCATACGGAATACGACCAGGGTCACAAGATGACCAAGGAGCAAAAGCGTGACTTCATCTTGACGGCGATCGCCAAGACAGTCCGCGAGATGTGGATCAAAGGACTGATTGAGGTGGCGAAGTGAACGAAGAATTTATCAAGAGCGTGGGCAACATCCGCACTACATCCCACGACATGCTCAAGAACCTGCGGGCTGTGAAGGGCGAGAACTACACCCGTGTGGTCCACGCCATCATCCTGAGCGATCAGCTCGACAGCGTGCTCGAAGTCTTTTCGGCAAGCGCCGTTGGCGGATCGCAAAACCTCGCCGAGGAAATCTCCACGGCTGGCTCGAAGATGATCACCCGGATCATGGACTACTACATCAAGGCCACCGGGCTGACCGAGCAGCAGATCAAGGAAGCGTTCGAGGATGCGACGCGCATCCAGAACAACACAACCGGACTTGTGCGCAAGGCCAGGGAAATGTCCGAGCGCGGCCAGGTGATGGGGGAATGATGCTGTCAGAGAACCTCTCCCTTGAAGGCTCGCGTGACATCAGCGGCTACCTGCAAACCTGCGCACGGTGCGGGAGCGACAAGCCAACCAACGATGGAATCCACCTGAGCCAGACGAAATGGGTGTGCGGCAAATGCTGGCGCCTGAAGGCAACACGCCCCAATGGGGCAATGGCTGCGCTGGCCGCAGAGAAAAAGAGGAAGGCATGACAGACGAGCGCTACGTCTCGGATAACTGCGAGGACATCGTCGCCCGCATCGAGCATGTGTCTGACGTGGTTCAGGGCATTGGCTACCACGTTCAGGGGGAGCTGCGCTGCCGAGTCATCGACACGGGTAACGGGTTCATCGCCCGCTTCCCGGCAAACAGCAGCGCGAGGCAGGACTACTACGTTTGCCTCGACTACGCGCAGGCCCGCGACATCGTGCTTGGCCTGTCTGCGTTCAAGAAAGAATTGGGGTTCGCATGAGCATTGGCAAGATCGTCCGCAATGCCGGATCGCACCGCATCCTGTATGCCCTGTCGTTCGGCGTGAAGAGCAGCAAGGAACTGAAGCTGGTGGTCGGCGCGATCAACAGCATCAGCCGATTCGATGGCGAATACATGGCCCGCCTCGTGGCCAGTGGCTTTGTGCGTCAGGTCTACCACGGCTGGTCCCTGACCAAGCGCGGTCAACAGAAGCTCGAAGAGCTGGGCCCGGTCCACGGACTGAACCCGAACTCCCGCAGTTTCAGGAGCACCGTGATGACAGCGCAAACCTACGACCCAGAGCGACACAACCCTCGCACACCTTTGCGTCCTGGCTCAGAGGACTTCCTCGCCTGCCCGAGCCGCATGGGTGACGCGCTTATCTACCGTGACGGACGAACAGAAAGGACCACACATGGACATTGAAGAAATGCTGGAGCTGTACCGCCAGCTCGCAGACCGGTACGCCCCAGCTCGGGCGGCTCGCGGCTACCTGGAGGACTACAAGAAGTCCTGCCTGGCCATGCTGATGAAGGACGCCGAGAAGGCTGGGCACAAGACGGCCGCAGCGCAGGAGCGGGAGGCTTACGCCAACCCCGCCTACGCCAAGCTGCTGACTGACCTCAAGCAAGCCGTGTTCGAGGAAGAGAAGCTTCGCTACCACATCAAGGGCGTCGAGCTTCAGATCGAGCTGTACCGCACCAAGAGTGCCAACGAACGTGCGGAGCGCCGCGCATACGGGGCCTGACATGAGCATCACCATCAACTACACATCGGTGGCCCCGCTGGTCGAGGCCAACCTCAAGCAGATGATCAAGGCTGACCTGCGCAAGCGACTGGCCGATATGATCAACAACGAAATCGAAGACCTGATCGAAGAGGTCACGAAGGACATCGTTGCCCGGGTCTCAGAGGTTCGGAACTTCGGCATCGACGGAATCACCTTGCAAATCGCAATCAATGGCGTGAAGAAAGACGTGACGTAATGGGCAAGATCAACAGCCGAGCCAAGGGGGCAAGCGCCGAACGTGAACTGATCAAAGAGCTGTCGGAGTATCTGGGCGACGCCCTGACGGAACCGATGAAGCGCAACCTGGAGCAGACGCGCAAGGGTGGGCATGACATCGTGGGCCTGGATGGGTTCGCCATCGAGGTCAAGCGGTACAAGAGGATCAAGGAGGGGGACATCGTCCGCTTCTGGGCGCAGGCTGTGGAGCAGGCCAGAAGGGTTGGCGCCGAGCCAGTCCTCGCATATCGGGAGGACTTCTGCTCATGGCGTGTGCGAATCCCGTGGGGATTCATGATGCCGGACATGGAATGGGACGAGGACGTGGACTTCACTATCGAGCTGAGCCTGAAAGCCTTCGCCTCTTTGGTGCGTGAGCGGATGCTTACCGGTTTACAAAGCAACGAAGCACCACCTAAGATCGCGGCATGAAGCGTTGAGGCATGCGCCTCCACCCAGATGTGGTGAGCTGCAACATGAGAAACCCTGGCCAATGCGCCGGGGTTTTCTTTTGGGCTGGCGTGTAAACATCGAGCAGCCCGGGACAGTCAAAAAGAAAGATGCCAGGGCCGAAGCCCTGGCTTTCTGTCAGGCGAAGAAGTCTTTGATCCGCTGCCACAGTGAGCGCTTGGGCCCACGGATCATGGTGATGGTGCCGGGCTCGACCAGCACGGGGTCAGGCAGCTTTATCTCTCGCGGCTCTTTCCTGGCGTTGGTCTGCCAGAGGCCAGCTCGGACCAGCACGCTGTACACGGTCTGGGGCGGACGGCCCATCGCTCGTGCAATCTCGCCAGGCGTGCCAGCCTTGTTGGTGAACAGCTCGATGATGGTCATGCGCTCACGCGGCGTTACTTTGCGGGGAGGCTTGAGGTACTGCTTCTTCATAGCTCGAAGGTCTTTCTGAGATAGGACTCCATGTTCCTGCGCCAGCGGTGGTCGCTTGGTGACACAGGAAAGATTACGGTTACGGACTTGCCATCCTTGGAGATGGTGCCCTTCATGTGTTTACGGGTTTTGATAAGGGCGTCGAGCGTTAACCCGAGGCCCTTGACCATGCGCCTGATGTCTAGCTGGTGGCGATCCACTCCTTTCCTTTCGTAAGCCTGGCCTCTACCGGCGGACATCCAGCCGGGTAGGTGAGAAAACCAATGTCGCTCACCCTGGTTTCCGGGTGGGCGATGTACGCGGCGATGACCTCTGCCTCGGTGATACGTGCCAGGCGCTGCCTGGCCTGCTCGGCGGTGTCGCCGAACTCGTACGTACCGTCCTTGCAGATCAGCAAGACCTGCCTGAGCGAGCGGTCCAGCTCAAGCACTGGCGTTGTGTCCTCCAGTGCGCGGCGAACCAAGCCATCGTCGGCAATGCCGATGAACTCGCTGCGATCACGGCGTCCGTCCTGATTGTCGGCGAGGTATCTGCCGAACACAGCACGGCCTAAGCTGTCCTCCTTACAGCCGAATCCGCCATACGCTTTGAACAGTTGGAAGCGCGTCGTCTGATACCTTGCGGTCAGACGCGTGTGCTTGATGACAACCACCTTGCCGGTGATGTCGCCGACAAGGGGCGAAAGCCCCTCGTCACCTTCGGTGATCAGTTTCATTTCCCTCCGTTGTTGATGATAGAAATCTGGTTGAACAACTGGTCAGCCACTGGATCGGGGATCAGGTTGGCTTCGTTCATCTGGGTCAAGGACTGCGTGATTTCAAGCAGGCGATCGTCATCACCCAGCGCATCCGAGATTTCCAGTTGCACATGCTGCTGCCACTGGTCCATCTCTTCTCCTCAGTTAATCAGGCTAGGGCTGATACTGTCGGTGGTAAACAGATCGGAAATCCATTCGGCAGCGGTGTCAGGGAAGTCTTCGACCAGCTCCTGAACGTCGTCCATGTCCTCGTACCAGTAGGCCAGCAGCGCAGCAGCCTTGTGCGGGGCATCGAACACCCACTGCTCCACACCGGCAACGCCACGGCGAGACCACTGATTCCATGCAGCCTTGACGTACGGCCTGACCTGGGCGGCGGTGATCGTGACGGGCGGGAACACGGTGTTGTCCTTGGCGCCTTCGTACCCACCCTTGGCCTCGGTGGTCTTGTCCTTGAAGTTGGTGCCGTAGCTGCTGTAGTAGTCCTCGTAGTCCTCGTCCTCGAACCTGCTGCGGTAGCCGCCGTAGCCGCTGTACATGTTGGTGTAGCCACCGGAGCGGTGGCCACTGAACTTGTAGTACGACCAGGCGTAGGTGTTGGACAGCCAGGCGTTCTCGTAGTTGACGCCAGCTTGAGCGTTGATCACAACAACGGCGCCGTCAGCACGCACGAGCGCAAACTTGTTGCTGCGGCCGATGATCTCGCCAACGAACTTCTGCCAGTTCTCGTCGGTCAGCAGCTCGGGGTTGCCGATCAGCGCAGGACGGATGAAGTTGTGGATGAAGTGCCAGGTGTCGGACTTGGACTTGTCGGCGTTGTTGCCGGTGGACAGGATGCCGTTGTGCGCAAGCCAGACGTCGTCGGTCACCTTGTAGGGGTGGCAGTTGTCGAAGTCGATGTCGCCGTGCGTTTGCATGCGGGCGTGCCACACACAGTCCTTGCCTTCGGCGTGCTTGCGGTAGAAGTCGATGAAGTCCTGCGAGTTGGCAGGCAGAGCCTTGAAGACATGGAGCTTGCCGCCTTCGGCGTACATCACACCCAGGCCGTCCTGGTTCTTGGTGTAGACGTCAGCCAGGAACTCGTCAGAGAAGTTGGACGCGGCAGTTTGTTGTACGAGCAGACACATGATTTGGATTCCTTGTATGTAAATTGATCAAGCAGTTTCGAGACGGTTGTCGAGGTACGGGACGAGCAGGTCGAAGTCACCGGTCTCGTCGGAGCGGATGAAGTCCAGGAACTGGTCGGACTTGAGGTCGCGGATCGACGTAGTCGAGCGACCGCAGAAGTCAACGACGGCGTTGGAGAACTGGATTGCCGCCATCAGGGACTCGTACTTGAGCGTGCCCTTGAAGATGCGGAACTCGATGGTCTTGCGAGGCGTGATGTTCACCGCTTCGTACCGGTCCTCCGACTGCGCAGCAGCGCCGATCTTCTTGGTCTTGATGCGGCAGTAGCCCTCGGCATACCGGCGAGCGACAGCGCGGATCAGCGGCTCGTTCTCGGGGTCATTGACGAACGTCACGATCTTGGCGACCTGGAGCTTGGACAGCGTGTCGCGGCTGATGTGAACGTGCAGTCCGCACGTCGTCGTGTTGTGCGAACGCAGCCCACGGATGGCGTCCTTGTCGGTTAGCCAAGACCACAGCTCACGATGCTTGTCCATGCCCATCGGCTGGCTGATGATCTCGAAGCCGTTGTTCAGCGAGCCGTCGTTCTCGAAGAACACCGAGCTGCCCCAGACCTCGTTGTTGATGATCTTGTGCAGAACCTGAACCTTGTCGGTACGAGACACATCACGCGTCTCGACCTCCAGCTCGACACCGATGAAGCGGCGGCGGGCCTTTGTCCATGGACTGATGATCGGGCGCTGATGACCCTTGCTGCTGTGGTAAGTGCCGATCAGGCGAGAGCCAGGGCTGTAGTCGATGTGAACGTAGGTTTCCTCGTCCTCGTCGTAATGAAAGTCGTCGTCGTCCTCATGGATGATGCAACTGCGACCGTTCTGGTCGATCGCCTCGCGCACGTATTCCTCGTGAACGTAGTCGTCATAGCGGTCAGACCAGCGGTAGTTGTTGTCGATGCAGTCACGGCACACGCGGTCATCACTGCCCCAGGTGGTGCGGGTATGGGTGTTCAGCTCCCATTCGCCGCATTCGTCGCACTTACGAAGGCCGACGTGCCGATACAGGTAGTGCTCGATATCATCCCAATCGGTGGCGACGCTTTGCCATCCGTTGATCAGGTCGCGCAGATCGTCCAAATCCATGTCATAGATGCTGTTGTTGCGCATGTAGAGACGAACCTCAAACATGCGTGTGCCTTCTTCGTAGTCGTCGGACAAGAAGCTCATCGTCTTGGACGTGACATTGCTTGGCAAATGCGACAGCATGTCCAGGAGCTGATTGACATTGGGACTGGCAAGGCTTCGCCGAGCAACGCGGCGAGCAAAGTCAGTCATCTGCTGATCGTCCATCGACAGGGCGATGCGATCGAGGTACGGATAGTTCCTCATAGTTTCTCCGTGGTTACAAAAAACAAAACCCGCCGATTGGCGGGTCACGAAGCGGGGAAGCTGGAGGTGTTGGAAAGAGCTTGGAAATAGAGGGAAGCGGAGTCCCGCCCCCGGAAGGGCGGGATGTAGCGGTGGTCAGGAGGGAGTTGGGATGCGCCTGACGTTCTTCTGTCTGATCTGCTCCCACACATAGTCAAGAGCAGCTTCGAGTTGAGCGACGGTGCAGATGTCGAGCTGCGCGTCATGCACCTCCATCGCTGTGTTGATAGCCACCAGTTCAGGTCCGGTGATGACGAACCTGCCCTTGTCTTTGGCGCGTGTACCGATTGAGAAGAGCGCATCCTGTGCAGCTCTGATCTCGGTGCGGTAGTCCTCCCCTAACCCACGCATTGCCAACGCCTCGGTGACATTGAACGCATTGATCATGGCGTCCATGTCATCCTTCGTCGCCTCGCCTTTGCGCAAGGCTTCGATGGCGATGTGGTTCTTGATGCGGGTCTGGGTGATGATCGAGCCGCCGCCAACGTCAGCGGCCTTGAGCATGCCGCTCTTGAGCCAGGACATGACGTCAAGCCTGACGCCCTTGGGTTTGTACTTAGACTTTTTTCTCATGTTCAGCTTTGTTTAGTGAAGCCCGTTTCTGTGATTCGTCCCCGCTCAGAAACATTGAGGCGCGAGTTTCGATGGCATCACAGCTTTGCACCACGATGGGCTTCGCGGTTGAAGTTTCGCCTCAATACAGATTCCAAATGAATGCCAGGACACCGAACCAGAACCAGGCGAACAGCGCCAGCATGGTGTAGAACAACCAGTTCATGCTTCGCTCATGTACTTAAACACTGCCGCCGCCCAGTTGCTTGTGCCAGTCAGGTGCCCGGCTGCGTTCGCTCGGTGCGCGGCTTCGACCAGCCTGCCGACGTTGCTCCAGTCAGGCTCCTGCACAGGTGCTGCGTTCTTCTCGCGCAGCTTGGCTTCGATGGCTCTGGCAACATCACGCAACAACATAGCTTGCACATAAGGGCCATCGCCAAAAAGTTTGTCAATCTCCTCATCCGTCAGCCCAACCCATTGCCGCTGTGCTGCGGTGTAAAGCGGAACACGATCTTCGCCAGCGTTTTTGTAAATCGTGCCGCAACCGACTGAATCAAAGTGCTGACGCACCTCGTCAATCTTTACCCATCCCTCCACTGCATTCCAGTATTCCAAAGGCTCCTGCACAGGTGCTGGCTGTGCTGCTGGTGATGGGTGCGTGTATACCGGTGTGACATTGCGAATGTCATTTGATTTGTGCGGCTTGATTACGCTGAACCGTTCTTCGACCCAAGACTGCTGCACCGCGCATTCAGGCAAGCAGAACTCCTCATACACATACCCAAACGGCTCCTGCTTCTCCATCTGCTCGATGGCGGTGCGGAGGGCGGTGATGGCGTTCATGTGCATCTCATGAACTTTCCACATCTCTTGTTCTGTTGACCAACTGGCGGTAAGTGCCTCCAGCGCCTGCTTCAGTGTTTCGATGTGGTTCATGCTGTTACTCCAAAGAACGCAGCCGTCAGCGGGTCGCGCTTCGGCTTCTTGTTTGCATGGTATGTAGCCCGACGTCTGGCTTTGACGTCTTCCCATTCGCCGCTCTGACGAAGACGCTTGCGATAGCGAGCACTGCGCTCACGATCTGTCGGCATCTTTGGCACCTTGGGTCTGAACCCTGCTGGCGCAGGGCCCGGGTAGAAGACGGAGATCAGCGGACCTCCGTGTGGACTCAGCTCCTTGTGGTGGAGGTGAATCTCTTTCGATAGCAGCAGGTCTTCAAGCCAGCGATGAACGGTGGCAAGACCTAGTCCGGTGCGCTCACGGACGTCGGCGTTGCTGCCCGGCAAAGCGGACAGCACCATGTCACGATAGCGCCTCTTTGATGTACGTCCAGTCATGGATAGACATCAGAACGAGGATCGCAACGATGTACGCCGACACGATGAAGGCGATCTTGTCTTCATCGTCGCTCTTCACTTGCGGTCATCCCTGTCGATGGGGATGTACTGGCACTGCTTGTCGAAAGAGTTGACGGCCTCATGCTGCGGCGTGCGTGGGCCCCAGGTCTGATCCGGGTGATCAGTCCAGCGCTGGCAACTCTTGCAGTTCATGTCGGGCAACGCTGCCTTGCACCTGGCGTAGTCATACGGCAGCATGCTGGTCCTCCCGACTTTGTGTCTTGGCCAGCAGCCACTTGTCACCGAGCATGCGCACCGAGCGCACCCACTGGCGCTGGTAAGAACGGTTGTGCTCACGCGGCACCAGCTCAGAGCAGAACAGGTGACGCACGATCTTCAGTGCTTTGGTGTTCATTCTTCATCTCCTTTCATGAACTTCTCGGCCAGACCTTTGACGCCGTTCTGTTCGGCATCAGTGATCCGGTCGATCCATGGCGTCAGCGACTCGGCGAACTCCGTGTCAGGGTCTTTGGTGTAGATGTGGCACGCGTGATTGAGGATGCGCGCAAACATCGTGGCCTGAATGTCGCCGATCATGCGGCGATGCTCTTCCTCGAACCCTTCGATGGCATCCATCATTCCGTTGAGCAGGAACGCATTGAGAGCCATCTGCTTGTGGATCAAGACGCCGATCTCTGCAAGCCGGGCGAACTCTTCACCCTTGACTGCGATCAGGTTCTTGCGGATGTCGTGAGCGCCTTCGAGCGCCTTGTCGATCTCATCCGTCGGTGCTTCCGCCTGCTCTTTTTCGAGCTGGGCTTTGATCTTAGCCATCATTTCGGCGTCGAGTTTGAGGTTCATGTTTTTCTCCTACGTGTAAAGATTGAAAGGTGACTGACACCAGAAGGGAAACGACCCGGTTTCCCGGGCCGCTCTGGATCAGTTCATGGTTGGGTCGTACGTCACGAGGACGTTCAAGATGCGGGCGATCAGCGAGATCACCTGGATGACCAGTGTCGCCAGCGTGACAACGATGAACACGCAAGCGATGAAGTCATACCAACGACCGGTGAAGGGTGTCGGGTCGTAGAGCGCAACAAAGAACATCGCCACGTAATGCGCCATGCAGTACGGGCAATGCATCAGTTCGCTCACCTTGCCTTCGGGCAGGCGGTCACGCACGAAGTCAAACATCTGCGTCTTCGTGATGGTGAAGCTGACGCTGGCTGTCGCCAACGCAAGCCAGCCCAGGAGCTGGAGTTCGTCGATGAGCAGCATGTCAGCACCCGCATCCGCAGCAACGACGCTTCTCGCGCTTCATGCGCTCTCGCTCTTCAGCCTGCTGGCGCCGGGCTTCGGCAGCGATACGCTTCATTGCGGAGTCCGCCTCCTTCACAGCGCCGTCGATGCTCGGAGGACGAAGCGACGAGAGGGTTGCGCTGTCGCCTTCATTGCCGTGGTGTACGGTTTTGCGCAGTTGGGTTGCCATGTCATTCTCCTTCGGTGATGGCGGTCGTGATGTCGACCATGGTGATGCCGCTGACCTTGCCCATTGCAATGTCACGGCGAACGGCTGCACGCTTGGCACGCTCGACCACACCAGCGACCATCGCGCCGCTGATGCGAGCCTTCATGCTCGGCGTGTTGAACAGCAAGTCAGTGCTCTGCGCTGCAAGGTCTTCGACCATGCAGTCGTGGGTTGGCATGCCGTTGAGGTTGATGCGGAAGATGTCGGTCACCTCCTTCGGGCCTGGTCTGTCAATGAGGATGCGGGCGTCGATGCGACCGTCGCGGATGACGGCTGAATCGAGGGTGTCGGGACGGTTCGTAGCCAGGATGACCATGGCTGCGGACTCGGAGATGCCGTCCATCTCCGTGAGGAACGAAGGCACGATGGTCTTTTCCATGTCGCCGGAGCGACCGGTGCCACGCTCTTGCAGGATGGCGTCCGCCTCGTCGATGAAGATCACCGCCGTCTGACCGGTGCGTGCCTTGTGGTCACGAGCCGAGCGGAACAGGGAGCGGATGCGCTCTTCTGTTGCGCCGACGTACATGTTCAGCAGCTCGGGCGCCTTGACGTACATGAACGCGTCGCTGCCCAGCTCGGTAGCCACAGCCTTGCCGAGCATCGTCTTGCCGCAGCCAGGCGGACCGTAGAGCAGCACACCCTTGGGTGCCTTGGCTCCGTACGCCGCAAAGATGGACGAGTCGCCGCGGATCATGTCGACTGCCTCGCGCAGCTCACGCTTGGCCCTGTCGTTGCCGCCGATCTGATCCCAATGGACGTGGGTGTGGCGGCTGACCTCGATCTTGGGAGGCGAGACCAGCTCCATCAGCACAAACCCTGAGTCATCGAGCAGCGCCGTGCTGCCGGGTTCGATCTTGACGTTCTTGAGCGCCGCCGCCTTGACGACGATGCGCTTGTCGCCAGATGCCAGGACTTCGATGCGACCGTCGGGCATGACACCTTCGACAACGCACGGAGAGCCGAGCTTGTTCTTGAACGGCGACAAGCTGAGCGCCTGGTGCGTCTCGGGGTGGATCATCACCGTCGAGCCGACGTCTGCGCCAGCAAAGTTGTGCGCCATGACCAGCCGAGGTCCGGCTGCGACGAGCATGCCAGCCTTGGCCTTCTCGATTACGACAGCCGGTATAAGCGGTGCGCTGCTGATCTTCTGGATGAATTGATCCTGCTCGACCAGCTTCTCTTTGAGCATGGCGACGGTCTGTTCGCATGTGGGCATAGGTTTCTCCGTTGTGTTGCGTTGGTTTGTGTTGCGGGCCCCAGAAAGCAGAAGACCCGGTCGATGCCGGGTCTTTGCTCTGGGGATGTCATGTTGGTCACCACCAACTGTCGTAGATCACGGCCTTGCCGCTGGCGATTGCCTCTCTGGCCTTGGCCACGAACTCGCGCACCTCCTGAATGTCGTTGTCAGACATCGGCTCTTGGTCGCCCCAGAAAAATCCGTTGGCGGGCTTGAGCGTTGGCGCTTCGGCTTCGAGCCTGTCGAGGTCTGCTGGCATGAGCCTGACCGTTGTGCAGTTGAAGACGTCCTTCGTGCCGCCCTTCTTGTAGTACAGCTCGGCCATCCAACCGTGCAGGTTGTTGAACTTGCGCCAGTAGGCGAAGTCTGTGTCCACGCCGGGGCGGCGGGTGCCATCCTCGAAGATGACATCGTTGAGGTCAACCTCTTTGTTACCGACCATCTCCATCGGTGCTGTGTAGGCGTACATATCAAGTCCCATCGTTTGCTCCTTGAAGTTGCTGAATGAGTTTCTGTGAGCTGATAAGTTTCAGCTCCAGGCTGCGGTTGGTGTCGCGCAAACGCTTCACCTCGTCCTCCGATGCGATCAGTCGCATGCGGATGTATTCGAGCTGCATGGCTTGGGCGTGGATCGTCTCGGTCTTCATCCGGTCGACGGTCTTTGCTGCCTTCTGTGCCTGCGTCTCGGGCTTGGGAGCCTCGCCAACGGCAGGCTCGAAGAGCTTCTTGGTCTGCCCCATGTCAATCCTTCGTGATGAAGTAAAGCCAGATGGCGATGCCCGCCACCACACAGATCGGCGTGACGATTTCGCTGCCGATCGCTTTGATTACCTCCGGCGTCATGTCAGTCCTCGGATGGCAGGTAGAGGACGCCGTGTGTCAGGCGGAACTCGTAGAAGTCGGACGGGCAGTCGGTCCACGGGATGAACTTTGTCCAGATGGGGCGGACACGTCCTTCGGGCGTCGCTTCGATGCGGCCCTCGCCTCCGCCACCGACGCTCATGTGGATGTTGAGACGTCGATGCTTGGCGGCGTGCTTCTTCAGCTCGGTGCCCATTATGTCGAGGAACCAGTAGGCGCCGTTGCCAGCGTTCTCGCAGAAGAACTTCATGCCATCGGTGTAGCGCATCCACGGGTACAGCGGATGGTAGAAGTAGGTCGTGGTGCCGGTGAACTGAGACAGTCTGGATTTCAGGTCGATGGTGTCAGTGGTCATGCTGCTTCCTTGAGTTGTTGATTGGGCAGGGCGGCGATCTGATCGAGGTAGGACTCGACCTCATGCCAGTCGAGGTGGCCGATGACGTCGTCCGTGATCGGCGCGGTGTAGTCCAGCGTCCAGTCCCAGACTCCAGCGCCCGTGAACCGGATCACTGCCAGCTCCCACTTGCCGGAATCTGAGCCGTAGCTGTACATGTGGCGCACAACGCTGGCGCCCTGGCCGTTGTCGAAGCGGTAGACCTTCTGGGTTCCGCCGTTGATCTGTCGCTCGATGATTGGTTGATGTTCCATGTAAGCCTCGCGTAAATATCGAATCGGGAGTTGGGTGTTGAAAAAGAAAAGGGAGCCGAAGCTCCCTGTGGTTGGGTCATGATGGTCATTGCAGTTCGTCTGGCACATCGACTTCCTCGCCCAGCTTGCTTGCCACATAGCAGCGCATGGCTGCGATCAGGGGTGTGGGGCCTAGTGTGCCTTCCTCTGTGTCGGCGTTGGCGAACGCGGCCCACTGTTCATCGCCTTTGCCAATAGCGATCCCCTCCCGCTCAATGATCGGCCCGCCTTGTGACCAGTCGGTTGATGGGTTGAAGTTGCCTCTCGCCACAGCACCTGTCCAATACCCGGCAGGTAAGCCTGCGGCTGCTTCTTGACACTTCGCCACCGCCCAGTCGAGGGCGGCTTCTGTCAGCTCAGAGGTTTTCACCTGGCGTCGAGGATGGCGACGACCTTGGCCAGCGTGTCCTGCAATGTGCCGATCTTGTCCTTGATCTTGGTCGAGTTGGTCTTCACCGCCTGAAGGTCAGCGATCTCGGCCTCCAGCTTCTTGATGGCGTCGATGAGCTGCTCATCGGTGAGCGTGGTCACGTCAGTGTTGTTGATGAAGGTGATGTTCTTGATTTCGATGGAAGCCATAGTGTTCTCCTGTGTGGTTTCGGGTTGGGTTGTGGGTTGGGTTGCGGGTGCGTCGAGGACGTCGCGGACGAGCCAGCCCATGTCTTCCTGGTGGCAGAAGCTGATGTGCGTGCAGAAGATGTCGTCGTTGCCGAACTTGGCTTTGATCATCGGCTTGTCGAGCATGTACTCCAGCACCATGAGCCTGATGTAGACCTTGTGATGGGTGTTGCAGTCTTCAAGGTGGTGCTTGCGCCTGATCACTTCGGCCATGTAGTCCACCTTTTTCGTGAACATCTGGAACGAAACACCGTCATCGAGGCAGTTGCGCAGCTCTCGATACCAGGCGCCGTCATTGACGATCGCTAGGTAGTACTGGTCGTAGCAGTACTGGAAGTCATCGCGTGTCATTCATTGGTTCCTCCTGCGTGGAAAGATTGAGCCGTGAGCGATACGGCGAAAAAAACCCGAGGTGGCGAACCACCCCGGGCTGGTGCTTACAGCGGAGCCTCTTCGGCCTGCTGAGCAGCGATCAAGGCCTGGCGACGCTCGGCTTGCTGCTGAACGATGCGCAGGTAGGTGTCAGCGTCAGGCGCTGCCGTGAACCGCTGGCGGATCAGATCGAACACCTTGTCGATGGCGTTCTGATGTTCCTCGTCGGTGTCTGCGGTCTCCCAAAGGAGCAGACATTCGAGGAAGCTGATCTGGGTGGAAACCTCACGAGCTTTGGCGCCAGCGAGGCTACGACCGCCGTAGTTGAGCATCAGACCGATCTGCTTGCTCGACGGATCGCGCATGGCAGCTTGCGTCTGAAGCTGGGTGATCAGCTTGGACGCTTCGGTCTTCGTGGTCGGTAGAGGGCCCTGATAGTTCAGCTTCTCAGGGTTGCGAAGCAGGTCGATCTGAGCCTGGGTCGGCTTGAACAGACCGGTGATCGAATCGCGGGTGGTATTGACGTTGCTCATGAGGTTTCTCCTTTGAAGAGCGTTGGTTGAAGAGAGGAAAAGAAAAAAGAGAGAGGAACGGAGGCCCTCCCCCGTAAGGGAGGGCTGTAGTGGGGTTGGAATTACCGGTGAGCCATCTCTTGCTCGGCCAGAGAGATGAAAACGAAGGCGAGAGCCAAGCAAATGAAGACCGGTATGAAGCCGCAGACAAAGGGCAAATCGAAGCGGACGACGGCTTTCATGCCGAGGTAAAGAGCAGGAACTGTGGAGACGAGGGAAACGATGGCGAAGAGGGTGTTTTTCATGGTGGTTAGAGGGGAAAAGTTGAGGGGAATCAATGACTTGGTCAGGCGTAATCACGAGGGAGACCTTTGGATTACATCTACCCATGGTTGGAATGGGGAAAACGGAGTACTTTCCCCGTAAGGAAAGTACGTAGTGGGTGCATTTAGGACACAGAGGGTGGTTAACCCATTGATAACGCTTGGAAAACAACGGACTGTCGATGAGGAAGACAGGGTAGTGGTGGGGATACCCCCGGGGTAGGGCTACCGTTGCTGGAGGCACGGGGGTATGAGGACTCCAGCGCTATCCCAATCACACGTACGAGTCCCCCTTTCGTGTTTATCCCGCCGCTGTATAGCCTCGTGGCTGCGTTTTCTCCGGACAGACGGGGGATACCCCCCATGTGGACCAAAAAAACGTCCTATGGGGGGCCAAAGGAACCCCGGTTACATTGTTTTTTGGTCAACCACGGAGAAATACGATGCTTCAAGCTCAAGAAGTGCAGGCTTTCCTGCGACAGTTCGAGCCTTTGCGTGAGGTAAACGTCGACGAGACGAGCCAGGTTGTGTTCGCCCCCTGGCATGTGAAGGTCTACGGGACGGTTTTGGTCTACGGTGAGCCTCACGCTTTCGAGACCGAGCTGGATTTGCGTGAGTTCGGCGGTCAGGAAGACCTGATGAAGCTGGCCAAGCAGCTTCTGTACGCCTTTGCTGGCGCTGCTGAGCACGTCAAGCGTGGTCAGGCTGTTGCTTAAAAAATTGGCAGCGCTAAAACTAGAGTAAACCAAGCTAGAGATAACCAATTTTTTTAGTTATCTCAGTGTTAGATAACTGTGTTCTCTAGAAAACTGTTTTCTCTAGATAACAGTTATCCCTAGAACACAGTTTTCTCTAGAGAAAGAAGAGACTCTATAGTCTCTAGTATCTATAGAACATATAGAGAGGGCTGGTTTCCCTGGAAAACACCGGTCACACTGGCACTGCTTTGTGAGTGAAGCCATCACCCCAGCGGTTGGTGGGGCTAATAACCACCGCAGTGTGGGCCAGGAGTTCTCCGTGGACGGTCCTTTCGCTTGGTGACCACGCCGACTGACCCACGTCACGGGTCACCTTCCCTTGTGTCCGGCTGGCCCACGTCACGGGCTGCTTCGGCCTAAGTTATCAATCGCCTGTTTTTGGGTTTACAATTCACGCGTCCCTGCTCTGCTTCGGCATCAGGCGTGGCATGAGCACAGCGCCGCAAGCTGGCTCTGACGCCCAGGAAAGACTGGGGCCAACAAGACTGAGGGTCTGACGACAAGCAAGGTCGTGGACTTCGTGGAACACGGACGGCCCGCGGCCCTCAGCCTTGTTGGTGAACGCACAGGCTGATGTGCTCTGCCGAAAGGCTGCGGGTATAGAGGGGTATGCCGTCCTCAAGCCGGAGATCAGCACCGGCCACCAACACCACCTACAATTCATCGCATGCAAGCAGTTGTCCAACCACGACCAACCACCCTGGGTGTAGCTCAGGTGGGAGAGCGCGTGTCTCGGGCACACGAGGTCGCAGGTTCGATTCCTGCCACCCAGACCAATTCAAACTCTTGGCGTAATACGACATCCTCGTCGTATTGAACCCCCTGCCTGGGGGTGCGGCGCAGATGGTGAGGCGCGGCGGACTGTAAACCCGTTGACCAAGAGTCGAGAAGGTTCAAATCCTTCCACCCCCACCACCATCAACCCCCGACGATTTTCCGAGGTAGCACAGCGGTAGTGCAGTTGGCTGTTAACCAATTGGTCGCTGGTTCGATCCCAGCCCTCGGAGCCAGATGTATGCCCCTGGTGTAACGGCAGCACGGCGGTCTCCAAAACCGCCAGTCAAGGTTCGAGTCCTTGGGGGTATGCCAAGCCGTCTTGGCGCAATTGGCAGCGCACCGTATTTGTAATTCGGGGGTTGAAGGTTCAAGTCCTTCAGGCGGCACCAGACACGGAGCCTGGCGTGCAGGGCACAAACGGGGCTTGAACCCCCGGCCGCTCAGGGATGGGTGAGGGTTCGATTCCTTCAGGCTCCGCCATTCAAACCACCAGCCACAATCCTCGCAAAGCCACCAACAAAACCATCGAGGTTGATATGGCAGCGAGACTCCGCAAAACACATCAAGAAGATGTGCGCAAAAAAATCCAGGTCAGCGCTCTGATCAATCGGCTCACCGATTGCGCAATGGGCAAGACCGAACTCACCACCCAACAGGTCCAGGCCATCAAAGTCCTCATGGACAAGAGCCTGCCCAACCTGTCTGACGTCAAGGTCGAGCACAACGCGCAGGGCATCACGTTCAACCTGAACACTGGCGTCAAGCCAAAGGCTGAATGAGCGAGGCAGCGGAATATGTCGACGACGGGGCGGTTACCTACTATCCGCCTGGACCTGTCGCTTCCCTCTTTCATCAGGACTCCAGTTTCGTACGAGGTCTCATGGGCCCTGTTGGTAGCGGCAAGTCCTCTGCCTGCTGCTCTGAGATCGTCATGCGTGCTCTTGCCCAAAGACCCTGGTATGACGGTGTCCGTCGTTCCCGTTGGGCCATCATCCGAAACACCTACCCAGAGCTGAAGTCCACGACGATCAAGACGTGGCAGACCTGGTTCCCGCAAAACGTGGCGCCCATCCGTTGGGACACGCCCATCACCAGCTTCATGCGCATCGACGACATCGGCGATGGCACCGCGATGGAGCTGGAGGTCATCTTCCTGGCGCTGGACTCCGAGCTTGATACCGGCAAGCTGCGCTCACTGGAACTGACCGGCGTCTGGATCAACGAAGGCTCGGAGATTCCTAAGGGCGTCTTCGACATGTGTACCCAGCGTGTCGGCCGCTACCCCTCCAAGATCAAGGGTGGCCCGAGCTGGACGGGCGTCATCATCGACACCAACCCGCCCGACGACGATCACTGGTACTACCAGTTCGCCGAGCAAGAGACGCCCGCTGGCTGGAAGTTCTTCCGTCAGCCTGGCGGTCTGTACCGCGACGAGGAAGGCAAGTACCACCCCAACCCCGAAGCAGAGAACATCGACAACCTGCCCAACGGGCACGGCTACTACCTCCAGCAGCTCGGCGGCAAACAGGAGACGTGGGTCAACGTCTTCCTGCTGGGCAACTACGGCACGACCTCCGACGGCAAGCCAGTCTTCCCGGAATGGAACGATCGCATCCACGTCAGCGAGAAACCGCTGGAGCCTGTGCGCGGTCTGCCAATCATCCTGGGCTGGGACTTCGGTCTCACCCCAACCTGCATCATCGGGCAGCAGATGCCAAACGGTCGGCTGCACATCCTCGAAGAGATCATCTCCGAGGACATGGGCATTCGGGAGTTCGCTTCCGATGTGGTGCGCCCGATCCTGACCAACAAGTACAACGGCTTCGTGCGCTTTTCTGACGGCGACCCCGCAGGCGCGATCCGCGTACAGACCGACACCCGGACCTGCTTCATGGAGCTGGCCGAGATCGGCATCCCCACCGAACCGGCGGACACCAACGATTGGATTCCCCGGCGAGAATCGGTGGCGTATTTCCTTACGAGGATGATCGACGGCGGACCGGGCATGTTGCTCGATCCGCGCTGCACGACGCTCCGTAAGGGCTTCAATGGTCGCTACCGGTACGAGCGGATCAAGACATCCGGCTCTGCACGATACAGGGACCGCCCCGTGAAGGACGCCTTCTCGCACCCTCACGACGCTCTTCAGTATTTGTGCATGCGGGTGCGCAACGGCCTACGCCCTGTCCGGGCCCGTAAGGTCGTCAACGCATCCAATAGGGGCTGGACATGAAATTGGGACTCGCTGCACCGGCAGCTCAGCAACCGGTAGAGATCGACGTCATCGTCGACGAAAAGAACAAGCTGATCGAAGCGATCGGCACCGACCTGGCGGCGCACGTCAATGACTGCTGGAGCCGGGCCAAGTTCGCCAAGACGGAAATCACCGAACGACTGCTCCAGTGTGAGCGTCAGCGTCGCGGCGTCTACGACCCCGACAAGGCGATGGACATCGCCAAGACCGGTGGCTCCGACATCTTCATGCGCCTGACCGACGTGAAGGCTCGTGCCGCGGCGAACTGGATCATCGACGTGATGGTCGGCAGCAGGCGCCAGGTGTTCACCCTGGACCCAGCCAATGAGCCGGACCTCCCGCCAGAGATCAGCGCGGGCATCGTTGACCTCGTGCGCATGGAGATGGAAGCCTTCGTGCAGTCCGGTGGCCAGGTCCACCCCGAGGCGTTCCGCCAGCGCATGGAGCAAGTGCAGGACGAAATCCTGACCAAGCTCAAAGAGGAAGCCAAGGACAAGGCCCGTCGCATGGAGTCCAAGATCGCCGACCAGCTCGAAGAGGGCGGCTTCGATCCGGCCTTCCGCGAGTTCGTCGATGACTTTGTCACCTACCCCACGGCCATCCTCAAGGGCCCGGTCATCCGTCGCAAGAAGACGATGAAGTGGGGCCCTGGTTTCAAGCCTCTGATCGTCACCGACTTCGTGCGCAAGACCTACCGCGTCAGCCCGCACGACATCTTCCCCAGCCCGAACAGCTCCACCGTCCATGACGGCTACCTGATCGAGCGCCACCGCCTCACCCGCTCCGCCCTCGAGTCGATGAAGGGCACGCCAGGCTACAGCAACGACGACATCGACCAGGTGCTGCTGCGCTTCGGCGAATCCGGTTTCCGCCAGTGGCTGATGGGCGACCAGGAACGTGACCGCCTTGAGGGCAAACCCCATGCTCGCCTGTACACGGCCGACGTCATCGAAGCCGTCGAGTTCTGGGGCAGCGTGAGCGGCAAGATGCTCACCGATTGGGGCTACAAGGGCAAGAAGCTCGACCCCTACAAAGAGTACGAGTGCAACGTCTGGGTCATCGGCCCGTTCGTCATCAAGGCCATCCTGAACCCCGATCCCCTGGGCTCACGTCCCTACGAGATCGCTCAGTGGGTGCCGATCCCCGGCAGCTTCTGGGGCACCGCCCTGCCAGAGCAGATGCGTGACGTGCAGGTCATGTGCAACGGCGCGGCCCGCAGCCTGGCGAACAACATGGCGATCGCCTCTGGTCCGCAGGCCGAGATTCACGTTGACCGCCTGCCTGACGGCGAGGACGTGACCTCGATGTTCCCCTGGAAGATTTGGCAGACGACCACTGACCGCACTGGCGGTGGCCAGCCAGCCGTTCGCTTCTTCCAGCCGAACATGAACGCCGAGCCGCTGATGGCTGTGTACCAGTACTTCAGCAAGCAGGCCGACGAAGTCACCGGCATCCCGAACTACGTGTACGGCAACAGCCCTGGCGGCGGCGCAGGTCGCACAGCCTCCGGCCTGAGCATGCTCATGGACAACGCAGCCAAGGGCATCAAGTCGGCGATCAGCTCGATCGACGTGGTGGTGACCAGCCTGGTCGAGCGCCTGTACGTCCACAACATGATCTACGACCCGGACATGTCAGCCAAGGGCGACTTCCGTGTCCAGGCTCGCGGCGCTATGGGTCTGGTTGCCAAGGAGCAGCTCCAGGTTCGTCGCAACGAATTCCTGCAAGCCACGGCCAACCCGATCGACATGCAAATCCTCGGTCTGCCTGGTCGCTCGTACCTCCTGCGCGAGGTGGCCGAGACGCTCCAGATGGACACCGACAAGCTCGTGCCGACCATCGAGCAACTGGAGTTCAAGCAAGAGCAGATGGCCGAGCAGCAGATGATGCAGGCCGCAGCCCAAGCCCAGGGCGGACAGCCCGGAGCACCAGCCACACTCGACGCAGCAGGCAACCCTGCGGGCGGTCCGCAAGCCAACGTAATGCAATAAGGAGCCAAGCATGGCAACGAAGATGTTCAAGGGCAAAGAGTCCATGAAGGAAGAGATGAAGGAGGCCAAGGCCATCAAGGCTGGCAAGGTCTCCCCGAAGCAGTACGCGGTCGCGGAAAAACGCGAGCCGATGATGCTGAAGAACGGCGGCATGGCGAAGTGCTATGCCGACGGCGGTCTCGTGACTGGCATGGCGCCCAACGCTCCGTGCGGCACATTGGGCCCCGGCGTGCGCAGCCAGCAGGACTACCGTAAGTAATTCCCACATGCTCGGCAAAACACCACCTAACATCATCGCAGCGCTGTCCTCATTAGAGGGCAACAGTGATTTTGAAAAGGTCTGCGAATGGCTTGATGGTTGTTTGCAGGGCTTGATGAACGAGACTGCTTTCACCAAGGATGAAGTTCAGACAAGGTGGATGCAGGGAGCGACCCAGGTGCTCAGCGACTTCCTCTCGAAGAAGCGAGCCGCCAGGGACACGCTCTACAAGCTGAAGTGATTCGCCCCGTCGGGGCAAACCGCAGGACCAGCAGCGGATTGTGCTGGCACCGAGAACACCGGATCGAAGCAGTAGGGACAAGCCAGTGGCACCCCGGACGCAGAGTGAAGGCTCAAGGAGTTTGATTTGAACCTCCCACGCGCCGTCTTAGAGGCGGAAAGAAAGGCAGAAGAAGCTCTTCAACGACTGCAACAGGCTCGCCAGCCGCAGCAGACAGAAGACAACGGGACGCCACCCGTTGATCCCAATCCGGCGGTTGCCCCCACGGTGACCCCGAGCGAACCGGCAGCACCGGCACCCGCTGCTACCCAGACCACCCCGATGCCCGGCCAGGCTGACGGAGACGAGAAATGGGAAGCACGGTTCAAGACGCTGAGCGGCAAATACAACGCCGAGGTTCCGCGACTGCATGCGGCTATCAAGGAGCGTGATGCCAAGTTGAATAGCCTGACCGAAGAAGTGGAGGCGTTGAAGGCCAAGCTGACTTCTCCCTCAGAGAAGCTGGTGAAGCCTGAAGAGGTTGCCGAGTTCGGCGAACCGCTTGTTGACCTGATCCGTCGCGCAGCCCGCGAAGAGGTCCAGGGCAAGGATGCGGAGATCGCTGAGCTGCGCCGCAAGCTGGAGCAAGTCTCTGGCACGGCGACGGCCAACGTGGAAGTTAGCTTCTACGATCGCCTGGCGATGGCTGTGCCTGATTGGCAGAGCATCAACGACGATCCGGAGTTCCACGCTTGGCTGGGCGAGGTCGATGAACTGACCGGCTTCCAGCGCCAAGAAATTCTGTCGCAGGCTGAAGAGAAGCGCGATGCAGACCGCGTTGCCAGATTCTTCAAAGCGTTCAAGAAGGTTCACCAAGACAAGTCGGCAGCATCGACTGCCTCGCTGGAAGCCCAGGTGGCTCCAGAGCCAACCCGGACGCCAGAGGCGCCCAAGGGTAAGAAGCTCTGGACCCGTGCGGAGATCGCTGCGTTCTACGCCGCTGATCGCCGCGGGGAATACACAGAGGAACAGTCGGCTGCTATTGATTCTGAAATTCAGCTCGCCATCCGCGAAAACAGGGTGCGGTAAGCGAGCGCAGCCTTATGAGGTATTGAAATGTCTCTTGCAGTTTCTGGCGACCGTTACGGCGCAGGTTCGGGTGTTGACGGCTACGCCGGTAATTTCATCCCCGAGGTATGGTCTGGCAAGCTCCAGGTCAAGTTCTACAAGTCCACCGTTCTCGGTGAGATCACGAACAACGATTGGGAAGGCGAGATCAAGGGCCAAGGCGACAAGGTCTACATCCGCACCATCCCGACCATCACCATCAACAACTACACCAAGGGCATGAACCTGTCTTCTCAGGTTCCGAACAGCGAGCCCCTGGAGCTGAACATCGACAAGGGCAAGTACTTCCAAGTCGTCCTGGACGACGTGGACGAAGTCCAGGCCGATGTGAAGCTGATGGACATCTTCACCAATGACGCAAGTCAGCAGATGAAGATCGCCATCGACGGCGACGTGCTGGGCAACGTGTATGCCGACGCAGCCGCCCGCAACAAGGGCGCTACTGCTGGTGCCATCTCCCAGGACATCAACCTGGGCGTCACTGGCGCTCCCCGCGCTGTGACCAAGAGCAACGTGCTCGACCTGATCCTGGACATGGGCCAGTGTCTGGACGAGCAGAACGTGCCCGAAGATGGCCGCTGGCTGGTGATCCCCGCCTGGATGGCTGCGATGATCAAGAACTCTGATCTGAAGCAAGCCTACCTGACCGGCGACAGCGTGACCCCGCTGCGTAACGGCAAGATCGGCATGATCGACCGTTTCACCGTGTACATCAGCAACAACCTGTCCAAGGTCACCGACCTGGGTGCAGACGCTGCTGCTGGCGGTACCAGCGCCAACGCCGACAAGTCCGCCTGGAACATCATGGCTGGCACCCGCGACGCCATCTCGTTCGCCTCGCAGATCACCAACGTGGAAACCCTGCGTTCGCAGTCCACGTTCGGCAACATCATGCGTGGCCTGAACGTGTACGGCTACAAGGTCACCAAGCCCGAAGCCCTGGTTTCGGCCTACGTGTCCAAGTAATCACGTCCACCCGTGAGGGGGGAGGGGGTAACTCCCCTCCCTTTTTTTATGCGCTATCTGAAACAAACCACCACCGGACACATCTACGTTTGGACCGCCAACCTGGCCTCTCGTCCAGACATGGAGGAGCACTTCCCTGCTCCTGTCGCAGCGGATCAGCCAGAGAACACCAGTGAAAATTCGGTGAACGCCAGCGCGGATCAGGAGCCTGCCGACATTGAGGTCGCCAAGGCAGCGTTTCGCAGACAGGTCACCCGGCCCCGCAAGACGGCCGCAAGAACATCAGGTGCTCCATGATCGTCTCCGACATCCTTGGCCGCGTACGTCCAGTACTGAATGACAGCGATGCAAGCGCGTATCGCTGGTCGGACCCCGACCTCACAAACTACATCAACGACGCCTGCCGCCTGATCCAGGTCCACCGCCCTGACGCAAACACCGAGACGACCAACCTCTCCCTGGTCGTCGGCGCCAAGCAAACCCTGGCAGACACCCACGAGAAGCTGATTGACGTCGTGTGCGCGTCCAACGGACGTGCCGTCACCCTGATCGACGTCTCGGTCCTCGATGCATTCAACCCGGGCTGGCGCAGCAGCGCAGCCAGCGACACCCCCAAGCACTACATGTACGACCCCCGCGCATCGCGGGAGTTCTGGCTGTACCCGCCAGTGAAGACGGCCGGTACGACATTGGTTGGCAAGGTCACCCTCAAGCATTCGGTGCTCAGCGGCGGCAGCTCGACCATTGGCCTGCGCGACATCTACATGGAGCCGATCGTGGCCTTCGTGCTGTTCAAGGCCTACGCCCGCGACATGGAGTTCGCTGGCAATGCTGACCTGGCTGGCATGTACCTGAACCAGTTCAACGGGATGCTGGGCCTGAAGCTCACCAAGGACGTTGCGTTCGCCCCGCAGCAGAACCGACGCGGCGACTCTCCTGAGCCCGCAATCCAGATGGGAGGCGTCTGATGGCGCTCTACGAAGACTTCTTCCCGTACGTCCTGCCGGAGGTCATCGGCGCCCCCGAGCCACTGGTGGTCCACGCGATCCGCAACGCCTGCATCGAGTTCTGCGAGAAGAGCGGCATCCTGACCCGGGACCACGACCCGGTCACCGTCATCGCCAACAAGGTCGACTACGACCTGGAGCCGCCCACGGGTTACCGCGTTGTCCGCGTGGCCAAGGCATGGCTGGACAACAACCCGCTCAACCCCCTGGCTCCCGACTTCGTATCCGAGGCAGCGGTCTACAACAGGCTCTTCAGCTCGTACAACAACCAGGGCAGCACACCGAGCGCGTACCTCCAGAAGGATGCGGCAACCATCACGATCTGGCCCATGCCCGATCGCCAATTCCGCAGCGGCCTGACACTGCGAGTCGCGCTCAAGCCAACCCGCGCTTCGACAACGATCGAAGACGAGGTGTTCGAGGACTACGCCGAAGCCATTGCTCACGGCGCCATTGCCCGCCTGATGGTGAGCGTGGGCAAGCCCTACACCAATGTGGAGATGGCGGCTGGCCATGCAGCCCTCTTCAACGCAGGCATCAACGTGGCGCGTCAACGGGCGACCCACGGCCATGTGCGCTCGAACCTGAGCGTGAAGATGAGGAAGCTCTGATATGGCAGAAAAGATCAAGCTGGTCCGCGGCGACACACGTCCGCAGATCAAGGTAACCCTTAGCGATGACACCACTGGAGAGCCAATCAATCTGGCTGGCTCTACCGTCGTGATGCTCTTTCGCAAGGTTGGTAACTCCACCCTCACCGACACGCTTAACGGCGTGATTGCTGGCCTTACTGGCGAGGTGACGTTCACCTTCAACAGCAACACCCTCGCAGAAGCAGGCGACTACGAGGGCGAGGTTCAGGTCGACTTCCAGGGCGGCGGTCGTCAGACCGTCTACACGCCGCTGAAGTTCTCTGTGCGAGAGGACTTCTGATGAAACTGACGGCAACCGCCATCGGGGTGCTCAAGGCGCTTGCGTCTTCGGGCAAGCTCGTCGCTGCGGTTGCTGCTCAGGGCATCACGGCAACCGCCACCAAGACGGCGTCACGCATCTCGGCGATCACCAGCGCCAGCACGATGTCGGCCAAGATCGCCGTCACCTCGATCTCGGCGTCTGCGTACGTGCGCGGCATCAAGGCTGCCGCATCTTTCGGGGCTGGCGAGGCTTTCCGCCACGGCGTTGTTGCTGTCGATGTGGTTCGCCGATTCTTCGGCAAGGGCTTTAACGAATCGCTGTCGGCAGTCGACCAGTTCCGCCCAACGCTCACGAAGCGGCTTCAGGAGAGCGTCGATGCCACAGACGACTTCAATGGCGTGGCGGCAGACGACGACAACGTCCTTCGCTTCACCAAGGTCAAGAGCGAATCGGTATCGGTAGCCGACGCTGTGGTCTTGGTCGCTGCATTCAACCGCAGCTTCACAGAGGCCAAGACCGCTACAGACAACCAGGCCAGGAACTTCATCAAGCGCTTGTCTGACTCGGTCACCGTCACCGACCTGGCTGACGTGGACTTCAAGGACGGCGGCTTCCGCGTCGCAGACATGCCGCTGGTTGCTGACGCCGTGAGCCTGGCCCCCAACAAGGGGCTGGTGTCCGCTGGTTTGGCCACGGACGTCAAGAGGTTCGCTGTCATCAAGGCGCTGGCCGACTCAGCCATCACCGCCGAGCAGGCGAGCAAACAAATCCAGAAGCGCAGCGTCGACGCTGTGGCCACGTCCGAGACGGGCTACATGCGCTGGCAGAGCTACGCGGATCAGTCCTACTTTGCGGAGGCATATGTAGGCAGCGAACAGACCTTCTAAGGGGTAAACATGAACAGCAACGAAATCCTCAAAGCCACTGGCGAACTGAAGATCACGGTCACGTCCAAGGATGGCGCCGTGAAGCAAGAGCAGGTCGTCAAGAACCTGGTTGTCACCAGCGGCCTGAACTTCATCTCCGCCCGCATGAACGGCACTTCCCCCGCCGTCATGAGCCACATGGCAGTCGGCACCGGCACCACCGCAGCCGCACTCGGCGACACGGCCCTCGGCACCGAATCGGCACGCGTGGCCCTGACCTCGGCGGTCGTCACCGACAACGCCATCGTCTACACCGGCACGTTCGGCATGAACACCCCGGCAACCCTGACTGCACTGACCGAGGCAGGCATCTTCAACGCCAGCTCCGGCGGCACGATGCTTTGCCGCACCGTGTTCCCGACGGTCAACAAAGATGTCAACGACACGCTGACCATCATCTGGACCGTGACGATCTCCTGATCGGGGTAGAGCATGACCACCATCGTCACTCGTGCGGGCAAGGGCTCGCCTCTGACCAACGCTGAACTGGATCAGAACTTCCTGAACCTGAACAGCGACAAGTTGGAGGCTGGCGCTCTGTCGCCGTACCTGCTGAGCGCTACGGCCGCAAGCACGTATCAGACGATTGCTGGCATGTCGTCGTACCTGACGACCGCTGCCGCGGCACTGGAGTACCTGACACAGGCGAGCGCTGCGTCCACGTACCTGACGCAGGCAAATGCAGCCTCGACGTACCTCACGCAGTCCAACGCTGCCTCGACGTACCTGACGCAATCCGGCGCTGCATCCACCTACCTGACACAGGCGGCAGCATCGAGCACGTACCAGCCGCTGCTGGTGTCCGGCACGAACATCAAGTCCGTGAACGGCAACTCCCTGGTTGGCTCCGGGAACCTGGCGCTCGACTTCGGCGTCCTGACGTTCAACACCAGGAGCGGCAACGTAACGCTTGGCTCCTCTGACGTCACTGGCGCCCTTGGCTTCACCCCGGCCGACAGCGCTGCGCTGAGCAACTACCTGCCACTGTCTGGCGGTGCGCTCACGGGGAACCTTGGCGTTGGCGATGGCGTCTATGGTTGGGCCTCGAATGGCACGATCGCCCTGACCAACGGCCTGTCGCTCACGGGGTATGGCAGCGGCCTGTTCTGGAACCTGTACTACAACGGTGGGTACAAGTACCTGTCCACCGGTCCTGGAACGGCCTACCAGTTGGGCGCAGACGGTGGTGGTGATCACGTCTGGTCGGTGACTGAGGGAACGTCATCAGGATACGGATCGTCCGCAAGCCTGGTGCTGGCGATGACCCTGAGCAAGCAGAAGAACCTGCGGGTCTACGGCGGCATCACTGCGGCCACCTATCTGCAAACGAACGACGGCACGACTACGGCCCAGCTCCTGTCTTCTGACGGCGCTGGCATTGTCCGCACGGCCACAAATAGTCCGCTGTTGTTCCAGACGAACGCGAACACGTACTTCGGCATTGGCACAAGCGGTGAACTGCATGTTGGCTCGTACCCGTCAGTCGGCACGAGCGGCCAGTTCCTTCGCTCTCGTGGCAGTGGTCAGTCAGCTCAATGGGGTTCGCTCACATCGTCGGACATCACGACGGCCCTCGGCTACACGCCGCTAAACCCTGGCGCCATCAACAACCCAACGATTAACGGCGTCATCTCCATTGACTCCGTCAACGGCGGCATCGGAACCCCTGGAGCGAACACCCGCTTCAAGTCTTCCACCACTGGCGGCTACACCAATCTGTGGGTTGTTCCAAACAGCGACGGTGGCCTGACCTCGTTCAACATTGCTACCAGCGATATTGGCACTGCCTACAGAGGTCTGTCGCTCTATGCCTTTGGCAATACGACAAGACTTCAGACGATCAAGTCATCGAGCTATACATGGCCGACGCTGGAGATTCATCAGGCCGGGACAAAGTACCTTGAGTTCTTGAGCGACGGAAGCATCCGTGGCGGCTCTGGCGCCTTCATGGGCGTTGCGGTCCCTGGCGGCACATCGGCTCAACGCCCAACTGATGCCGTCGGCTGGATTCGCTACAACACAGACACATCGAAGCTTGAAGCAAAGCACGGCACAGGCGCCTGGTTCGATCTCGGGGCTGGTGGCGGCGGCGGTGGTGGCTCTGGTGTCGATGTGCTCGGCACGACAACGAACGCCACAGAAACCGCGCTTGGCGGCATCACGATTGATCCAGACTCCGCGGCTGTGATCGAGGTGTTCGTCGTGGCCAAGCGAACAGATGGCGGCGGAACCGAGATGGGTGCCTGGCGATTGCAGGCGGCTGTTCGCCGCGTCGGGTCGGCCAACCAGATCGACGTGGGCAGCATCTACGAAGAGATCATTGCCCGCACAGATACAGGTCTGTTGGTTGATCTTGTCAGCGAGGGCGGCGCCACGGTGATCAAGGTCACTGGTGTCGCTGGCCGCACATACAACTGGAAGGCCAACTTCCAAACGGTCACGGTGTAACTATGCCAAGAGTACGAGCAATCCTAATCGACAACACAACTGGCCGTCTCTTCTCTGGCGTGCAGAAGGTGCAAGACGCCAAGGCGGACAACGTGATTGGCGGCAAGGTTCCGCAGACGCGGATCGTGACCAACAGTGGAACGATCGTGACACTGAAGAAGGCTGCGCAGATTGGCATCACGACCGCTGGCGCATTCGTCACGAACATCAGCGTCACGCTTGGAACATCTCCATCTCTCTCTGGGCTGGTGCTCACCTTCAAGGTTGGCGACGTGTACGAAACCGCGGCGACGGTGGCCAGCGTAACGGTTGCCATGGGCTCCAAGGTCGCAAGTGCCGGAACGGCGTTCAGTGTGCCCGGCAACCAATGGGTCTTCCTTGACGTCGCCTACGTGACGACCTCTGGACGCGGCGCCTCGAAGCTGCAAACAACCTTCACATACTTCCCGGTTGCACTATGACTGAGCAAGACATCATCAATCACTTCGGCGGCAACACTGTCTACGTGTTCAGCGGGTCTCTGGCCGAGCTGCACGAGTTCCAGGTTGCCCAGGGCTCCAGCTACAACACGCTCCTGTCAGGCGGCGTTCTGTACTTCTGGTCGGAGAAGCCTGTCTCTGGCGAGCAGGTCACCGTGTTCTACAACGGAGCCGCCTGATGTACGCACGCCTTGTCACGCCAGCAGCAGGCACGTTCGCGCAGCAGTGTATGCGTGACATTGGTCGCCTCATCACGTCTGCAAACCCCAGCCTGAGCGATCTGTCCGGTGCTGGCTACGATGTGACCACCTCGCTGATCGTGGACAACACTCCGGCAGGCTGGACGTACATCGGCAGCACGAGCGCAGCAGACCAGCCGAGCATTGCCGGTAGCGGCGGAGCCATCACCAACGGCGCGAACCTCTGCTTCCGCGCACCGATGCGCGACTACCCAAGTCTGTACAAGTTTGCTGCGCTGACACACGCCAACACCTTGTACAACAACGTCTCGTATGGTCAGGTGTTTGCGCTGACTGGCGCAACAAACGCTACGTCTGCTGGTGTTTTGACGAATGAGAGCTACCGCCAGAGCAGCGCAACGACCACCACAAACATTATCGGCAGTTCGCTTTCGACTGCTGGCTCCGTTACACATCACGTTATCGCGACTGCTCGTCACATCACGATCATTCAAGAGAACACTGGAATGATCGCGGTGTGGGAGGCATCCATGACGGAGCTTCACCAGCTTTACAACCTGCCGTCGTTTGTCGCGTACTTTCACCCGACAGGCTCGAACTCGACTGTTGCGGCTGGCTCTGTCCCAGTAACAACCGCGAGTGCGACCAACCTCAACGCCGTCAGCTTCTCAGTGCAAAACCCGGGCGGCGCTCTTTCTGGCACATATCGCTGCGCTGACAGTGGAAACGTCGGCATGCTGCTCCAGACAATCGCTGGCAACCGCGCCAACACAGTGAGCGAGACCGGCCTGCCGCGCTATCAGGTCCAGCCCGTCTTTGTTCACAACCACCTGGCCGGGCAAGCGGTGCAGTACGTCACCGGCATCGTGCCGATCTACTGGACGAAGGCTGGTCTCGGCGTGTCCGGAGACAGCGTCAGCATCAACGGCAACGTCTACACCTATTTCAACTGCGGCACATCGGCGTTGTTCGGCGTCCTGCTGCAAACGAGTTAAGAGGTTCGCATGTACGCAAAACTCGTCGTCGGCGCGTCCGCCAACCTGTACCAGTGCATCAGGGATATGTGCCGTCTGCTCACAGACGCAAGCCCAAGCATCAGCGATCTGTCCGGACAGGGCTTTAACACATCGACGTCCGCGATCATTGATGCGACGCCCGCTGGCTGGACATACGTCGGCAGCAGCAAGGCAACAGATCAGGGCGCAATTGGCTCTGGGGCCGCAGACGCGACATTCAGCACCACCACGTACTTCAACTGGGCCGTCAGCGCGCCAATGGCTGGTAGCCCTTCTGCGCTGAAGTACGTGATCTTCAACCAGTCGACGATCACCAACTCCGCGCCAGGGAATCAGATGCTCTCGATGAGCGGAGCTACATCTGTGACCAGCGTCGGTGTTGCTACCAACGAGGGTTACCGCGCATACAACAGCACCGCAGCGACCATCACCCAGAACTCTTGTCACATCCTTTCTGCTGGCGCTGTGTTCCACCTTATTGCGAACCCGAGGCACATCACCCTGATCTGTGAGGGCCGGGGAATGTCTGCGGCGTGGGAGATGACGACTGGAGAGGTCAACACGTACTACAACAAGCCGCTGTCGTTCTGCACTCTGTCTCACCCCGTGTCGTCGCAGACCGGGTACTCGGCGGCGGCAGCTCCTGTTGTGGCTGGCGCAGTGCAGCCAATCGGCGCGTCTGTGTTCGACATCGTTGATCCCAACACTGCCACTGCTTATGGTGCGTACAGCCCGCTGAACAACTTGGCAAACGCGCACTTCTTCGCGCAGCTTGCCCAGGGCGCAAGGGTGAACACCTACGACGCCGTTGGCAACCCGCGCTACCAGGTGACACCGATCATGGTGAACTGCACCAACGTCGGTCAGCCCATTCAGTACGTGAGCGGCGTTGTGCCGGTGTACTGGTGCAGGGCTGCAATCGGAGCAACCGGAGACACCATGAACGTCTCCGGCGTGGACTACACGTTCTTCAACTGCGGCGCAGCAGGAACGGCATTGGGCCTGCTGATGCAGACATCGTAAGGAGCGACCATGGCCGCACTCACGTACACCATCATTCAGCAAGACGTTGACCGCTGGGGAACTCTGGCCAACATCCAGAGCAACACGCAGCCTGATGCTTTGAAGCTGCTGTTCCCAGCGCTCGACCCGCTGATCGACTACCGCATCGTTAACCCGGCGGACGCATACCAAGTGTCATAAGAGAAAGCAGTACATGACGGATCAGGAAATGATTTCAAAGACGGAGGCGAAATTGATGTCGCATGAAGCAGTGTGCGCTGAGCGTTACGCACGCATCGACCGGGCCCTGGCTGACGGCGAGAAGCGCATGAACAAGATCGAGTACTGGATTTATGCAGTGCTCGCCGCAGTACTGCTCGGCCCCGGAGCCGCGGCAGATTTCGTCAAGAAGCTGATCGGGCTGTAAGGAGCAACACATGATCGGACAGTTTGTCGCCGTCCTCTTCCTGGCTCGTGACCTGGCGCACCGGCAGCACCTGATGGTCACCGGCCCCGGCAGCGACGCCAAGCACCGCGCTCTGGCGGATTTCTACGAAGGCGTCATCGAGGCGGCTGACGAGCTGAGCGAAGTTTGCATTGCACGCTTCGGCGAGTTCGACATCCCGCTGCTGGACAACGAGTTCCCGACCGGCGTTGCCGAGTCCATCCGCGCACAGATGGATTGGGTCGAGGAGCATCGCTACAAGGCCGTGCCTAAGGATGACACTCCCATCCAGAATCTGATTGATAGCCTGGTGGTTCTCTTCCTTCGCACGCTCTACAAGCTCGAACGCCTGGCATGACAAAACCCGGATAGAAAAGGGAAGCAGCATGGACCCGATCACGGCGTTCGCGGCGGTACAGTCCGCCGTAAAAATGATCAAGAAGGCATCGGCCGCAGTAGACGATGTGGCCAGCCTCGGCCCGCTGATCGGTAAGTACTTTGATGCCAAGCACGAGGCCACCAAGGCGGTTCGTGAGGCCAAGAAGTCTGGCGGCTCAAACATGGGCAAGGCCATCGAGCTTGAGCTGTCGCTCAAGGCTCAGAAGGACTTCGAGGAGCAGCTCAAGGGGCTGTTCTTCTCATCGAACAACATGGACATCTGGAACAACATCATGCAGCGCGTCGCCGAGATGGACGCTGCTGATCGTCTGGAGGCCGACCGAGAGAAGACCCGAATCCGAAACGCCAAGCGACGCCAGGCGGAACTCAACGAGATGTTCCTGGCCATCGGCATCCTGACCGTGGTGCTGATCGCGTTTGGCTGGGGCCTGTTCGAGTTCTTCGATTACTGCAAGACGGCAAGGTGCGGGCGGTGATGTGTGGCGCGAGTTCATCACCAACCTGGAAAAGTGGCTCAAGTACACCTGCTACCTGGGCTTCGTCTGGGTGTTCCTCGACATCCTCCCTCTGCTGCCGGTCCACATCGCTGACCGGTTGATCGAGGCCGCATTACAGAAGCTTGGAATATGAAGTACGCAGCACTGATCACCCTCTTCCTGCTGGCCGGTTGCGAGGACCGCTACCGCTACCCGTGCCAGAACCCAGACAACTTCATCAAGGCCGAGTGCCAGAAGCCCAAATGCCTGTTCACGCAGCAGTGCCCGGAATACCTCGTTGCCCCGATCCTGGAGAAGCAAATTGCCAGCCCTCAACAGCAATCATCAGAAGCAGCCCCTAACCGCTGACGACATCGAAGTCCGAATCTGGGGATTCGTGGTCGTAGCGGTCACGTTGATCCTGTTCGTCATCGTCCTCGCCCTGCTCTACAGCGTCACGTTCGTGACGCAGCCGATCAAGTCGATGGCCCCCATCGACCAGGCGTACACCAAGATGCTCAATGACATCGTGCTGCTGATCGTCGGCGGCATTGGTGGCGTCATGTCCAAGCGTGCAGTGAGCGCCGCTGCCAAGGCGATTGCTCCTGAGCCCCCAAAGTTCCCGGCGGCTCCGGTTGCGCAGCCGGTGCCGCCTGCTCCAACAGCGCCAAGCCAGACAAGCCAGCTTCCTGACTGGAACTGGCTGGGGTTCAAGAACGCCGAGCTTGACGAGAGCTGGACCCCGCCTCCGCCCCCGACCACCCCGGCCGATCACATCCACCCGGAGGTCGAAGAGATCGCCCAGGAGCGTGCCGCGGCAAAGGCTGAGCAATGAACAAGTACCTGATTGCTGGCGGCGTCACCCTGCTGGTGGCCTTCGGCCTGTACCGCTGGGGCTACCACGAAGGCTGGGGCACCCGCGATGCGGAGATGCAGGCCGAGATCGCCAAGAAGAACGAAGAGGCCCGCCAGGTCGAGCAGCACCTGACGGAGCAGATCACAACCAACGCTACGAAGCTCCAGGAGGCCAACCATGCCCTCGACCAAAAGCAGTCTGATCTTGATCGCGCTATCCGTGCTGGCCGGGTGCGCCTCTTCTCCGCCAGTTGTGTACCAGCCTCCCCGGATTCCCCCGCTTCCGCCCGAAATCGGGACGAAGCGCGAAGCGAACCTGACCGAGAGGCTGACGCGGCTGCTGATGCCGAGCGACAAACCCTCCTCCTCATCGCCCAAATCGCAGCAGACGGCGACCGAGCCATCAACCAGCTCAACGCCTGCATCGACAGCTACAACGAAGTAAGGAAGCAGCTCAATGGTGACCGCTGAACATCTCCAGAAGCTCAAGATCAACCCAGAGCTTGCTCCGGTGTTCAATGCCACGTTCGATCGCTGGCAGATCAACACCCTGCGCCAGCAAGCCGCCTTCATCGGACAGTGCGGCCACGAGTCCGGCAACTTCAAAGTCCTCGAAGAGAACCTGAACTACGCCGCCGACCGCCTGATGAAGATTTGGCCCAAGCGTTTCCCGACGCTGGAGGTCGCCCAGCCCTACCACCGCAACCCGCGCAAGATCGCCAACAAGGTCTACGCGAACCGCATGGGTAACCGCGACGAGGCCTCCGACGACGGCTGGCGTTTCCGTGGCTCCGGGTTCATCCAGCTCACGGGGCACGACAACTTCTTCCATTTCGGCAAAGCGATGGGCGTGGACTTCGTGATGAAGCCAGACCTGGTTCGCACACCGGAGTACGCCGCACAAAGCGCTGGCTGGTTCTGGAGCACCCACAAGTGCAATGAGCTGGCAGAGGCCGGGGATTGGAAGGGCCTGACCAAGCGCATCAACGGCGGCGAGATTGGGCTTGCCGATCGCATTAAGCACACCCAGGAGGCCATGCACGTCCTTTCGGCCTCCCACGGATAATTTCGAGCAAGCGAGGACACCATGAAGCAGGCAGGAATCAAGCGCCAGGACGGCAAGATCAACTACCGCGGCCATTCCTTCCCGGGCTACAACCAGCCGGTCAACGCCCCTGATGGCGACAGCCACAAGAAGATGGTCCTCGTAAAGCGTGGCGACAAAGTCAGGCTGGTGAAGTTCGGTCTGCGCGGCATGCAGGACTACACCCAGCACAAGGACGAAGGTCGCCGAAAGAACTACCTGGCTCGTTCGGCTGGCATCCGCAACAAGAGCGGCGAGCTGACCAAGAACGACCCGTTCAGCGCCAACTATTGGGCGCGAAAAGTTTTGTGGTGACCCAATGCCGACCGTAAACATCAAGGCCTTCGACGGGCTCAAGCCGATCCTGGACCCGGTCCTGCTCGACCAGGGCGCGGCCCAGGTCGCCAATAACGTCAAGCTGGTCAGCGGCGCAATCGTCCCCCTGAAGGGCACGACAGTCCTGAAGGCGCTGACGAAGTCCATGCCCAAGACCATCTACCGCTACGGCAACAGCGCCGTCGAGACGGAGTACTGGCTCGAGTTCGCCAACCGTACGGACGTCATGCGCTCACCGATCGCAGACAACCAGTACGGGATGCTCTACTGGTCTGATGGCACGGATGTCCGCTACGCCCCCAGCAACCTGATCATCTCCGGCTCCAGCTACCCGGGCGCCAGCTACAAGCTCGGTCTGCCAGCTCCTGGCTCGGCTCCGGCAATCACTGGCTCGTCTCCAGCCCAGGACGCCAAGGCCACCACGCTGACTGCCGTCTACACGTACGTCACGGCGTATGGCGAAGAGGGCCCGCCGTCTGCCGCGGCAACAACGGTCACCATCGACCCAGCCCAGAACATCACGGTGGGCAGCTTGGCCGTGGCTCCGGTTGGTGCGTACAACATCACAACGAAGCGCATCTACCTCTCGTCTACCGTTGGCAGCGGCGCTCAGTTCCAGTTCTGGAAAGAGGTGCCGGTTGCCACCACGAGCACGACGAGCGCGTACGACCAGACTGCGCTTGGCGAAGTGCTGCCATCGGCCGACTGGATCGCTCCCCCGTCCAACCTCCAGGGCCTGCGCATGATGGCCAACGGGATTGCTGTGGGCTTCGTTGCCAACACGGCCTATGCCTCCGAGCCCAACCTGCCCCACGCCTGGCCCAACCAGTACCCGTCAGACCACGACATCGTCGGCGTTGGCACCTTCGGGCAGTCAGCCGTCTTCCTGACCAACGCGTACCCGTACGTGCTGACCGGCGTCGATCCAGCCTCCATGAGCTTCCAGAAGCTCAGCCTGCCCCAGGCTTGTGTGGCCATCGAGTCCGTTGTCGAGACCGGCAACGCGGTGTTCTATGCCTCGCCGGACGGCCTGGTCACGGTAAGCGACAGCGGCATCAACATCGCCACCAAAGACCTGCTGACGCCCGAGCAGTGGCGCGACTACAACCCGGCAAGCATCAAGGCCTCTCTGTACGAGGGTCGCTACGTCGCCTGCTACGAGAAGCTCGACGGCACCCGAGGGATGCTGGTCTTTGACTTCACAGGCTCCGGCGCCCGCATGACGTCGTGCGACATCAACAGCACCACCGCCATCACGGCGATGCACTACGACGCCCGCACCGACACCCTGTACCTGGCTCAGGGCACGAACATCGTTCGCTTTGACCGCGGCTCAGCCCTGACGGAGACGTGGCGCTCGAAGACCTTCCGCATGCCATTCCCGATCAACCTCGGGTTTGGCCAAGTGGTGGCGGACGCCTACCCAATCACCATGAAGGTGTACGCCGACGGCGCCCTAAAGCTCACCAAGACCGTTACGGACAACAACCTGTTTCGGATGCCGTCTGGCTTCCGCTCGGTTGATTGGGAGATCGAGCTGGTCGGCACATCCAAGGTCACCCAGGCAATGATCACGACCTCTACCGTGGAGGCCAAGGGCACATGAGCGAGACCCGAGTCCCGGCCATCCCGTCGCCGACCCCGCAGAACCTGCTCGATGTTTCCCGGGCGCTCAAGCAGATGCTTGACGTGCGCGAGGGTCGCGTAGGTGATGCGCTCGATGCCAACGTCACCTTCCGAGACCTGATTGATGCAGGCCTCGCCTCGACCAGCTCGTCCTACAGGCCAGGCCTGAGCGGCAACCCTGGCTTCTCGCCTGTTCGCCCACCGACGGCCGACAACGACGGGTACATCCCGGAGGCCGACTTCACAATGCCAGCCAAGCCCACGGGCTTCGTTGGCACCAGTGGCCTCGCTACCGCCCTGCTCTCGTGGGACGGTGCGGGCTACCGCAACCACGCCTACACGGAGGTCTGGCGCTCCGAGACGGACGAGATTGGTGACGCCGTACTGATCGGCACGTCCAACACCTCAAGCTTTGCCGACGCGATCGGCAAGACCAGCCGGACCTACTACTACTGGATTCGCCACGTCAGTGTTGCCAACGTCCAGGGCCCGTACCAATCCACGGGCGGCGCGGCTGTCTCGACATCGGTTGTTGGCGGCGTTGACCTCGGCGACCTGATCGTCACCGCCGAGAAGCTGGCGAGCAGCTCCGTCACCGCAGAGAAGATCGCCAACCTGGCGGTGGGCAATGCAGCCATCCAGAACCTGGCTGTGACCAACGCCAAGATCGCCGACCTCGCGGCCGACAAGATCACGACCGGCTCGCTCACCGCGGCCATCGGCGTGACCACCGGCAAGATTTACGGCGGCGTGAACCTGGATTACCAGCCGGGCACATCGAACTTCGGCACCGGCTTCTTCCTTGGTGCGTACAACGGCTCGAACCAGCTCTACGTTGGTAGCCCGGACCAGAGCCTGCTCTGGGATGGAACGAATCTCACGGTCAAGGGCACGATCTCCGCCCTGGCCGGGACGATGCGCAACATCACGATCTACGACCAGTACGACAACATCCTGCTGAACTCTGGCGGGATTCCGTACTCCGCGATCAACGGCTCCAAGCCTCCTGTCGACGCGACGCGCAACAGCATCTTCTATGGCCCGACATCCCCGAATCTCCCCGTAAACGGGGACATCTGGGTTGACACGACCACGTCGCCATACAAGACCAAGGTGCGTGTTGCCGGAGCTTGGCAGGACGGCGCCACGTTCGTCACCGACACGAACCAGCTCAACGACGGCGCTGGCCTTGGCCAGACATCGCTGTGGTCAGGCGTTACCGGCACAGGCAGACCCGCGGACTTCGCTACGAAGAACACGGTGTTTCGCCAGTCGTCAATGCCATCGACCTCGTTGGCGACGACCAATGACCTGTGGTTCAACACCAGCGATTCGTCGGTCTGGTACTTCAACGGCAGCTCCTGGACGCTGGCTGGCGACGTCACCAGCAACAAGACCGCCGCTGGCATCGTGAACCAGGGCCTGTTCGCCACGCTGAACAAGATCAACAATGGCAACGTCGGCACGTACATCGAGGCTGGCGCGATCACGAACGCCTACATCGGCAACTTCATCCAGTCGAACAACTTCAACGGCACGATCGACGGCACCGGCAACATCACCGTGAACGGCACGACCGGCTGGGCGATTGGCAAGGCTGGCAAGGCCGTGCTCAACACGCTTGTTGCCCGAGGCTCGGTGATGGGTGGCGGGTACGCCGGGTACTACTGGCCAGCAGCCGGACAGACAGGCTTCTACCTTGGGTCTGAGGGCCTGTTGATCGGCAACTACAACAACGGAGCCTGGTTCCAAGCAGACGCTACCGGATACCTGTCGGTCAATGGCAAGTTCACGGCCAGTGCCGATGGCACCGTCACGGCTGACCTCATCGACATCAAGCGTCGCCGGGTGCTTCAGACTGGCACGGTCGACACGGCGGCTATCGTCAAGGGTTTCTACACAGACACCATCTACACCGGCAAGGGAACCTACGGCACCACAAATGCCAACTACCAGCCGGGGGCGATCATTCATGTGCCAATCACTGAGATTGGCATCACGGACATTTACGACGCCAGCGCAGCAGGAACCACGTACAACCAGCCGTACTACGTGGCGGCCCAGTTCACCGGCTCAACGGTGCGCGCATGGTCTGGACAGTCTGGCTGCACATTCAGCCTGGCAATCATGGGCCAGGTCGGTGTCGTTCGGACTTATTCAAACGCTGGCAATTACCCGGATGACTGGAGGCTCGTCATTCGCTTTGTCGCCGTGGTTCGGCTTGTTTCTGGCACTTTCTCTCAGTTCCAGTTACCCATCTTCACCTGGACGCTGTACAAAACATGATGCTCAACACCATTGATGAACTTGGCTTCCTTGATGGGACGATCAATGAAGTTGTGGTCAACGCCAACAACGAGCACAAGGTTGTTCGAGAAGACCTGCCTGAGCTGGAGCTGACTGGCTTTCAGCGCTGGCGCTGGGTGAATGGCCAATGGGTTGCGACTGAGGATGTGCGCGGGCATATCTGGTACAGCCCGCTCGACCCAGACCAAGAGCACCGGCCCATCACATTCGATGACCTGCCTCCGAGCGGCTGGGTGTACTGGTCGCCAGGAGAGAACAAGGTCTACCCCTCCGATCTGCTGACCCAGCAGAAGTGGGCCGAAGTCCGCACCGTGCGCAACAAGCTGCTTGCCGATTCCGATTGGGTTGTCACGCGAGCGATGGAGAGCGGCACAGAGGTTCCGGCCGAGTGGGTGACCTACCGCCAGCTTCTGCGAGACGTCACGACCCAGGCCGACCCGTTCCTGATTGTCTGGCCGCTGGCTCCGAACAGCGAGAACGCGACCGTCTTTGAAGTGGGTGCCATGCAATGAGCGCATATTCCTTTCAGCAGGTAACCGTGGGCCAGTTCACGGCCTACAGGTCGGCCCAAGTCCTGGGCGACACCCACTGCAAGCGGTTCACCGGGGGCGTGACCCCGCAGAACCAGCAAACCCTGAACGTCTACATCGCCGGGGACTTCGAGTTCACATGCGGCGACTTCACCCAGGTGCTGCACGCTGGCGACACCAGCTTGGATTTGACGATTGGGGAATTCCCGGCCGGGGTGGTTTGTACAGAGAAAGTCCTAAGCCCAACGGCGCTTCGGATTTGCGTCTCTCCGCCCGGCAAGGGGAGCTGGAGTCGTGAAAAGGTGGCCGTCACAGGGTCAATCAGCTTTGCCGAGGAAAGCGCCCTTGTGGTGATGGGCGGTGAAGTCGACGGGAAGTCGGCCGGTGATCTGATTTACGCCCGGCCAGGTCAAGTCATCGTTGGCAATGGACTGGTCATGCGGTGCTGGTTTCCCGGCTGAGCTTTAGCCACCCACCACCTAGAATCGACTGTATTGATTGGGTAAGGCCATGCCGGGATTTCTGAAGGTTCTTGAGGGTGTTGACGTAGGTCCGCTGCAAAAGGCGCTGGCCACGCATTCGCACCTCTTCGGCCAGATTCCCCTGCGTGCAGCACCGAAGGGTTCGCCGCACGCGGAGATGACGGACATCTGGGTGCGCTACAACGACATCAAGAACTACAACCCAAACCCGGACAACTTCTGCACAAGCGGATCGGACTTCAACGCAGAGCACGACTCGGTCTGGTATCCGTCGTACTACTGCCTGCCTGAGCTGAAGCCGATCCTGTTCGGGATGATGGGCTACCTGGAGGGCGAGCGCCTTGGCGGCATCCTGATCACCAAGCTGCCGCCGGGCGGAAAGATTCACCCGCACGTTGATGGCGGCTGGCACGCGGCGTACTACGAGAAGTTCTACGTTGCTGTGCGCAACCCTGAAGGCAGCGAGTTTGTGTTCAACGACGGCGCCATCAAGGCAAAGGACGGCGATGTCTACTGGTTCGACAACAGCGTCCCGCATTGGGTCAACAACGAAACCGATGAGGAGCGCATTGCAATGATCGTCTGCATCAAGACGGAAAAGTTCAAAGGGTGCCGCGGATGACGACGGCGGAGCGCTTCAAGGAAAACGAGGGTCGCTTCGATGTTGACCTCGGCATCCAGCATCACTTCTCCAGCGGCGTGTACGCCAAGGAGATCCACATTCCGGCGGGTTGCCTGGTTGGCAGTCACGCCCACAAGTTTGATCACCTGAGCCTTCTGGCCAGTGGCGAGGTCATCGTCAAGACTGACGAGACGACCCAACATGTAAAAGCACCAGCCTGCCTAACGATCAAAGCAGGCATTCACCATGAGATCAGTGCCTTGACCGATTCGGTCTGGTACTGCATCCACGCCACCGACGTGACCGATCCGGCACAGGTGGACGCAGAATTGATTGGAGGCTGATATGCCGGTGGGATGGGCAATTGCGGGTTCGGCGGTTCTTGGCTACGTCGCATCCGAAAACGCAGCAGATGCAGCCAGTGCAGCGGCAGCTCAGAGCAATGCGACGGCACGAGACGCCGCCCAGCTTCAGTATGACCTCGGGAAAGAGACTCTCGACTTCCAGAAGGACTATTACCAGAACACGCTCAAGCCGATGCAGGAGCGTGATCTCAAGCTGCGCGAAGACTTGCAGGCCGAGCTTCTGCCTGGCCTGAGGCAGCAACGCGAGCAGTCCAAAGAGCAGTATGACTACTACAAGGAGAACTACCGCCCCATTGAGCAGCAGGTTGCTGCCGATGCGATGGGCTACGACTCCAACGAGAACGTGCAGCGGCGCATGGGCATCGCTGCCGCCAACGTCAACCAGCAGTTCTCGAACGCTCAGCAGCAAGGCGCTCGTGCCCTGGCTCGTTACGGCGTCAACCCGAACTCGTCGGCGTTTGCCCGAGAGAACGCCAAGCTGATGACCGGCCAGGCTCTGGCCTCCGCTGGCGCTCAGACCGGCGCAGCCTTCGACACCCTGGACAAAGGCATCGCCCTTCGTGCTGGCGCAGCTAACTTCGGCCGCAACATGCCGAACGCCTCTGCCACCTTCGGCCAGGTCGCCAACCAGACGGCCGGTGTGTCCAGTGGCGTAAGTTCTGGTGGCGTCAACAATGCCGCAAACGCCGTCAGCCCTCTGCTGCAAGGCTCTCAGATCGCTGCTGGCGCAATCAACAGCGGTGGCGGCATCACCAACGACGCCTTCCGCAACAACATGTCGATGTACAACAGCCAGATGCAGGGCGTCTCCGGCCTGTTCAGCGGCATCGGCAACATCGCCTCGACCAAGTGGGGTCAGCAGGGCCTGACCAACATGGGCAACAGCGTCGCCAACTGGTGGGATTCCAGCGGCTTTGCGTCCAACGGTGGCTTCGGCACAGGCAACGCATTCGGCAACCAGGACTACGGCATGTACTTCGCCAACGGCGGTGAGGTGGACGGCCCAGGCGGCCCCCGTGATGACCGCATCCCGGCGATGCTGTCAGACGGAGAGTTCGTGCTGAACGAGGGCGCAGTCAAGCACTTCGGCTTGTCCAAGCTGAACAAGATGAACGAAATCGGCCTGAAGAATCAGCAGGCCCGCGGTTTGATTCGGAGGGCATGATGGCCGGTATCGCAGCACTCGGAGCCGCCGTTGGCGGTCTCACAAAAGGCTACATGGAGGGCGAGAAGCACCGCTCCGAGATGGAGGATGCGGAAGCCCGCCGCGGTCTGGTCAAGCTCCAGATGGAAAAGACAGACCTCGACCTGAAGGCAGCACGCAAGAAGCAGGCTGGCCAGGACGAGCTGGAAGCCATCGTCAACGAATACATGCCAAAGATCGAGGGCGCAGCAACAGCAGCCCCTGCTGCGGCTACAGCAGAAGCAGCCCCGGCCACTGGCGCAGAGGCAGCTCCCGCGGCTCCCCGCATGGGGCTGGCTGGCCCTGCTTCATCCGCTACAGCAGCTCCGGCAACTCCCGCAGCCCCGGCCGAAGGCCAGAAGTCCCCATGGGAACTGCGCCAGGAGATGTACACCCGCCTGAACCTGGCGGCGCTCAAGCAGGCTGACAGCCCCGAAGCCATCCAGAAAGCAATGGCTGGTTCGCTGACCATGATGAAGGCGTTCCGTGACGCCCGCGCAGACGAGACCATCTCCGCCATGCGCAACTTCATGGCCACGGGCGACCAGACTTCGTCAGAGGCAATGCTCCGCCAAGCTGGCGTGCCCATGATCCCGGGCGCCAAGTTCGAGATGGCCAAGACTCCGGTCTACCCTGGCTCGAAGATCGAGATGGACGACGTGGTGCTTCGCGCACCCGATGGCCGCACGGTCTCCATGAACCAGATCATGGCGTCTCGCATGGACCCGAAGGACTACTTCGCCAGCCAGACCCGTGTTGCCGAACTCCAGCAGCAAGCCGCCTACCAGAACGGCGTGCTGGAAATCCAGCGACAGACTGCCGAGACACAGGCCACAAACGCCCGCGCTCACCTGGCTCAGGTTGCCGCTCAGACGCAACTGATGAAGCGTCAGGCCGACCTGGCTGACCAGAAGTTCAACTTCGATGCAGTGCAGGCCATGAACAACCGCGCATCCGAGGAGGCCATGCGCCTGCTTGGCGTGCCCAAAGACCTGACCGCCAAAGAGCGCATCGAGGTTGGCGACGAAGCTGCTGCTGCCTATGACGCCAAGCGCCAGGGCATGCTCAACCGCTTCTCGACGGTCATGGCCAACTACGGCCTGAACAACCGCCGCGCCAACGACGGCAAAGAGCTGGTGCCGGTGTCGATCGTGGACAAGGCAACGAGCCTTGCCAAGACCAAGCCTGATGACGTCAAGACCGACGACGGCCTGAACTACTACGTGAAGATTGGCGACCGCCAAATCTTCGTTCTGCCTCCCGCCCAGAAGCAGACACCCCCTGCCGCTGGCGCTCCTGGAGCACCCGCTCCGGCAGCTCCGGCTCCTGCCGCAGCAGCCCGTCCTGGACTGCAATCACCAAGTATCGTCGACGTAGAAACACGCGAGATCGAGCTTGGCCGACGCACAGGCTATTCGGCTCAGGCCCAGGCAGAGATTGCCCGCTTGGAGCAGGCCCGCAGCCAGGCAAACCAGCAGGCCCTGACAGCAGAGCAGCAGCGTCAAATCGCAGCATCTCGCGGGATCGCAGCACAGTATCGGTAAGAAGGAGCCTTTATGGCGTACGAAGACCAGGCTGGCGGAGGCTTCGGCCTGCGTCTTTTCAAGTCGTCTGACGAAGCCCGCACACAGGACGTCAACCCCAGGGTTCAGGCGGCGCAAACCAAGACCTTCGACCCCTACGATTGGGGTGATTCGTCAGCTCCGAGCGCAGCCGCTGGCGCTGCCAAAGAGTTCGATCCCTACGATTGGGGCGAGACCGCCGTCACGCCTAAGCCCAAGAGCACGCAAGGCGATTTCAGCCGCGGCTTCGACGTCTCCGGCAAGCAGCTCAAGCAAACCCTCTACGGCACCGCCGCGCTGATCGGCGACACCATTGGCGCGACCGGCGTCAAGGAATGGGGCCTGAAGGGCTACAAGGACGCCGAAAAGGAAGTCCAGGCGATCTCCAAGCCCACCGACTCCTTCACCGAAGCCTGGGAAAACGGTGGCCTGGGCAAGTGGTTCACCTATTCCAGCGGCTACCTGCTCGGCCAGGTTGCTGAGATGGGCGTTGCCTCGCTTGCTGGCGCAGCGGTTGGCTCTGCTGCCGCTCCCGGCGTTGGTACTGCTGCTGGCGCTGTGGCCGGTGCCATCGAGAAGGGTGCCGCCGAGGCTGGCGTGAGGAAGCTGGTCGGCAAGCTGATCGACAAGGAAGCCCAGCAGCTCATCGCCAAGGGCGTTGCCGCTGACGCAGCCGCAGAGACGGCAACCAAGACCGTCTACCGCATGATCGGCGCGAACACGGCCAACACCTTCCTGAACGCCACCCAAGAGCTGGGCTCGATCTACGGCGACGCAGTGCAGGAAGCGGTCGACAAGGGCCAGGAATACAGCCTGGGCAAGGTCTGGCTGTCCGGCATTGCCGCTACGGCCGTCGATTCATGGGCGGACTCCAAGGCCCTTGGCCAGTTCGTCGGCGGCGTGAAGGGTCGCCTTGGCCGCGCAGCAGCCTCCGAAGCTGCGGACGCTGGTAAGGGTGCAGCCATCCGCGAAATCGCGCTGGAGGCCATGAAGGGTGGCTTCCGCGAGGGTCTGACCGAAGGTGTGCAGACCACGATCGAGCGCTGGGGTGCAGACAAAGACCTGACCAGCAAGGAAGCGTTCCGCGAGTACATCGACAGCGCAGCCGTTGGCTTCCTGGGCGGTGGTGTTGGTGGCGCTGGCTCCGGCGTGGTGAACCAGGCCATGAAGCCTGACACTGGAAAAGCCAAGGAAGAGCCGGGCACCGAGCAGACCATCACCATCCCCGAGTCTGACAAGCAGGTCGATCGCCCGAACACCGCGAGCCTGCCGATCGCCCGCGAGGAAGCGATCACCGCCCTGCGCAGCCCGGAGGCTATGGCCTACCTGTACCAGACCGGTACAGAAGAGCAGCGCAAGAGCATCGAGATGGCGCTCCAGCGCTACGGCGACACAGCCAACCTCAACGAGGTCAAGACCGACCGTGGCCTGTTCGCTCGCGGCGAGGCAATGCTGGGCCAGGAAGCCCCGGAAGCCATCAGCCGCATCCACGAGGCCATCAGCACCTACGCCAACAGCATCCCGCAGGGTGGCACATTCAAGGCTCCGCCCAAGGCCAAGCCGCAGCCTGCCGGCCAGGAGCGCCTGGACGAGATGGACGCAGCCATGCAGCAGCAGGCGCAGTCTCAACAGGTGAGCCCGCCAGCTCAGACTGCCACGACCGAGGTGACCGCCGCCCCTTCCGAGCAACTGATGACCAAGGTTGCGGAGAAGCGCAAGAAGATCACGCCCATCGAGCAGGACGTTGCCGCAGCCGAATCCACGTTCACGGGCAAGGGCACGGCTCAGCCTGTCGCCCAGCCAGCAGCGAACGTCACAGACGAGATGCGGGCCAAGACGGCGCCCTACTTCGAGGGTGAGGCTCAGAAGCTGCTGGGCATGAAGTACTCGGCCAAGCGCAAGAACGGCCTGGAGCAGCTCGAACGCGAAGCGATCACCATGGGCTACCAGCCCGAGCAGGTTCGCCGCCTGCTCAACACTGGCTCATTCGGTGAGCCTGCCAACCAGGTAGCGCCCGCCGCCCCGGCCAAGGCTGACCTCAAGAGCATCAACGCCGAGCTTGCAGCCGCCAAGGAAGAGCTGGGCGACGCCGCCTACAACCTGTGGGACATCGTTTCCGACGTCGGTGGCACCAAGCTCAAGGCTGTGGGCGATCAAAAGCACACGGTCTCCGAGCTGCCCAAGGCCATCCAGAAAGTCATGGAGGCTCTGGTCAAGCTGGGCTACGTCAAGTTCAAGGACATCGTCCGCGAGCTTATGAAGCGCATGCGTGCCAGCAAGGAGTGGGCGCCGCTTGCCAAGAGCGTGACCCCGGCCATGCTCAAGCAGGCGTACAACAGCCTGAAACCTTTCACAGGAAAGGAATCGGCCGAAACGGTAAACGGCACCAAGCGCGAAGAGCTGGCTGACGCAGTAGGCGGCACCCAATCCAGCGCCGACAGGAACGACCTGGATGCCAAGTCACGCGACATCGAACGCAAGATCACCCAGGAAAACGACCGCCTGAACCGCAAGTACGGCGGCGACTGGACCAAGGCCAACGTCAGCGAGCGCGATACAGCCAGCCTTGACGACCTCAAGAAGCAGCTCAAGGCCGTGATGGCTGAGCAGAAGGAGGAGGCCAAGTTCGCCAAGCCCAGCCCGAAGGCGGTTGACGAGTCGGCCGACCTGCCGGAGCTGGACATGGGCACGTACAAGTCGGCGCCCAAGGCTCAGCGCAAGAAGCTGCTGCCCAGCGAGATCACGCCAGCCATGCGTGACTACCTGTCGTCTCTGTCTGGCGATCGACAGCGCGAGGCTCAGCAGGCCTTCGCTGACATGACGGCCGATCAGCGCACGGCTTGGGAGTCCCGCTACACCGAGAACAAGCGCAAGGCAGAAGAGCGAGAAGCCGCCAAGCAAGCCGAGAAGGCAGACGCCACCCGTCAGGGCGAGATCGAGATGCCCGAGCAGGAGCGCAACGCCAAGCTCGACGAGCTGGAAAAGCGCGTGAACTCCATCATGAACCTGACCGAAGAGGCCAAGGTCTGGAAGGAGACGAAGGCTCGCATCGAGGAAGCGATCAGCGACATCGACGCACGCCTGCGTGATGCCCGCACCATCGAGGCCAACGGCAAGCGCTACGAGGCCATCGACGAGACGGACGAAAACGCGTACCTGTGGGGCGACCAAGGCTTCCGCACCGCCAAGAACCTGCCGCAAGAAAAGCTGCTGGCCCTGCGCCGCAGCCTGATGGAAGACCTGCAAGCCATGCGCGAGCAGTCATCCCGTGGTCTTGCCGTCCTGTTCTACCGCTCGATGCGCCACCTCGAATACCAGGTGTCGCAGACCCGCTCGCAAGCGATCGGCGAAGGCCTGAC